TTATCCTATTTTACGTTCATTATTAGCTATTATCAGTTCCGCTTCCAGTTCCTTGATTCTTCTTTGAAGGTTGTTGATGGTGTCCTGCTGGAAGGCTATTGTGTCAATCAGCTTGCTTAATCTGTCGCTTTCGCTTGAAGCAGTTGGCTGTTCAGATGTCAGCAGCATTTCTCCTGTACCTTGTATTAACCAGTTAGTATCAATATCGCTAAAATGCGATGCAAGTCTATAGATTAATTCAAAATCAATAGTGTTACTTTTTTTATTACAATATTTATTGAGCGTTGAATAACTAAATCCTATTTCTTTAGATAAGGAACGTTGATTTAAAGACTTGTATTCCATTAGTTGTTCTAAACGTTCAATAAGTCCATTATTAATTTCCTGCTTATCCATATATCCTACATAAATGTTAAAAATAGCTATATTGCGATATTTTTACAAGAAAACATTTTCATATATCGCAATATTGCGATACCTTTGCAATACAAACATACACACATACAAAAATAGAAATTAAAACGAATAATTGAAAATGAAAACTGATGAATTTTTCTACGAAAATGAAGCTGAAAGTCTTAAAGCTGACATCGAAAAAGCAAAGTCTATGACAGAAGAAGAGATGCAATCTTACTTCAATACAGACGACAGCAAAGAAGATTTCATAAGTTTTCTTGAAGATGAACTCAAAGTTTCTGAAAGCCACATTGAAAATGATGATGATTTCAGCAGCGTTGACCCCGGCTTTGCAAGTGAAGCCGATTATTTGAGATACAAATTTGCGTAATAAAAACCTCACTAAAAGTCAAAACCATTATGGAAATTAAACCAACCAAGTATCAGCCAGGACAGAAAGTCTGGACACTTATAGGAATGAAGGCTGAAGAGAAAACAATCAAGGGTATCAACATCAGTGTAGATTCCGACGGAGTACAGAAGAACTACTATTACATGTTGGTTCCAAAAGAAAAGGAATGCTCCAGTGAAGCATTTGCATCCTATTCCGAGAAAGAACTTTTTAGTTCAAAGGAAGAGATGAGAATTAGTGTTTTCGGTGATTGACAAATCACATGCCGGTGTGGCCTGACCGCCTATCCGGGAACAATAGAGAAGAGTTCCTTGACATCTTTTGGCTGACGGACATACTGGTATGGTATAGTAATTCACCGTGGATAACGGGCGGTCCGACAGAGTGTAGAATTGTAGCAATTCGGCCTATTGTAATAGGTTTTACGATATGATATAGCTGGAGTAGCTTAACGGTAGAGCGCAACACTGGGTTATAAAAAATAGATGAATGCAATAATGATTATCGTTGATGTGAGGGTTCGACTCCCTTCTCCAGTTCTATTCCGAGGTTGTTTAATGGCAGAACGGCACCAGTCTGAGGGCATAAGGATTTTTGGTGCAGGTGGCGGTTCGAATCCGTCTCTCGGAACTTAAACTTATTAGTTATGAAAGTATTTAGTCGTATATGGATGCTGATGGTAGCTATATGTGCTGTTGGCATGTTGTATGGAGCAATCACAATACCAAGTCCGGTGCAGGGTATATGGATATGCTCCTGTATAATCATTGTAATTGCATCGGTATATGCTTGTGTTATAATATGGAAAGAAAGGTAGAAGTTATGGGCAAAAGACCTATTGTATCGACATTACGATCCATGAAAATAGATGAAGAGGTTATTTTTGGTATTCATCAGAGAATTTCTCTTATGGGTACAATAGCCAATAGGTTGGATGTTGAACGTGCTTCAGGTATGTCATGGAAATGCAAGACAGACCGTGAAGCCGGAATTGTAACGGTTAAACGTGTTAGCTGATGGTGTTCGAATTAAATGGGAAGTTTATGACTACAATATTGTCAGATAATACAGCAGGAATGATTCTTGAGAACATACTTCTTGCAATGGAAGGAATAAAGTTCAGCAAGTCTCAGGCATCAGGAATAGTCGGTTCCGAGAACCGGTTGGAAAAGCTTGTTGAGAGCGGTAAGATACGTGCTGAGAAGAAGGCAGATTGTCAGAACGGAAAATGGTTCTGCAATGGTGCTGATGTGTTAAGGTACTGTTCGTACAAGAAGAGACATAAAAAAAGGAACAAGTCTAAAAGCCTGTGAAGGTGGTTATTTTCTACATAAATGTTTACGTTTTAATTTCTTGGTGTACGGACTGGCTTGTGAAAGTCGTCCGTACTATTTTTTTCTGGGCACTTGGTCTAATGGTAGAACATCGGCATAATTCCATTCCATGTTTGTTTGTTAGTGTTAGAAATCTCTATTGTTAGTCGAAGATGCGGGTTCGATTCCCGTAGTGCCCACAAATAATCTCAAAAATAAAGAATATGGAAACGAAAGAAATAACTAAGACTATTTACATCGCTAATGATGGAAAAGAGTTTCTTACAGAAGAAGAATGTAAGGAGCATGAAACGTATGTGAAAGAGATTTTGCGAAATATTTCCTATTTCTGCATCCGTTGCAATCCTGATTTAACTGAAACAGGATGCTATATGCATAGAATATATGCAGCAGTCCTTTCTAAAAATGGATTATTCAGTGAAGAAATCGCATTTCAATGGGCTTTAAAGAAGTTTGGTAGTTACTTAGGAGAAAGCGTAATGGGATATGGTTTCCAACCACGCTTTAGTGTGAGTGAAGTTTCTAAAGAAGAATATGAAGAATGTCCTGCTACTATATGGGGAGGCACTCCATTGAAAAGTGAGAAAATATTCCTTAGTCCTAAATCGGTAGAGGGATTTCCTGAAAATATTGACTACATGAAAGAATGGGGATTTAAATAATATGCCATACTACAACAAGAAACCTAAAAAGAAGAAAGAAAATCCGTTATTAAATCCGAAAGTAGGGCGAAGATAGCGCAGGGTTTCATCCGCGCAGCATCGGTTAGCCGTTGACTCTATCTGAAATGTAACGCGAAATCGGAAAGGATTGATTGTGTGTGATGTGCCCTGGGGAATACGCCCCAGGGTTTTATTTATCATAATGAGAACAAAGGTTAAGGCGTAAAAATGGCGAAGTTTCGGATTGCAAAACTTGACTATCTGAACTACCTTTACAGATGTAAAGAACTAAAAGTCAAACCATTAATATTTTAATTATGGCTGAAAGAAAAGCTAAAACAGACGTTCCTGAAAAAGATAATCAGGAAGAAAAACAGGAAAAAAAAGAAGTGCAACAGACACTTTCTGACAAAATTGTGAACATAAGAACCCTGAGAGCAAACGAGATTGAATGCCGAATAGGTACAATCAATGAGAAAGGATGCACATTGTTGCTGTACAAGGATGCCCGTGTGGATATGAGACTTCTTGATGAGGTGTTCGGACCAATGAACTGGAAGAGAGACCACGAAGTTGTGAACGGTAACCTATTCTGCACCATATCAATCTACGATGAAAAGAAAAAGGAATGGGTGAGCAAGCAGGATGTCGGAACTGAATCCAATACGGAAAAGGAGAAAGGTCAGGCTTCCGATGCATTCAAGCGTGCCGGATTCAACTGGGGGATTGGTCGAGAACTTTACTCGGCACCTTTTATTTGGGTAAAACTTGAACCAAACGAAATCTTTAAGAGCACTTCGGGAAAATGTTCTACTTATACTAAGTTCTCTGTAAGTGAGATTGAGTATGACGAGAACAGAGAGGTTAGTAAATGTATCATTGTAGACAACAATGGTGTGATAAGATACCAGTTCCCTATGCCAAAGGAAAAGAAGTCTGAGCAGCCTCAGCAGAAAAATCCTAAAGTGTTCACAGGGAAACAACTGAAAGATGCTGTTGCTGAAGTGAATGCATGTCAGAGCAGATATGCCATTAACGAAGTTTGGAAGAAGTATCCAGCACTTCAGCAGAATTTGGAGTTCAGAAATGCAACAATGGAAATGTGTAAAAAATATCCAGAATGATAGAATTAGTTGAGTCAGGTGTGGTTTTCAATGAAGAGAACCACACCTATTTCCTGGGCGACAAGCAGCTTTCAGGAATAACGGGAATGATTAAAAGACAATTATTTCCGGATAAGTACAAGGATGTTCCAAAGTATATACTTGAAAGGGCAGCAGATAGAGGTACAAGAGTTCATCACGAATGCCAGTTTGTTGATACAACAGGATTTGAGCCTGAAAGTCAGGAAGCAATGAACTATCTGCTTCTTAGGACTGGTGCAGGGTATAATGCACTTGCGAACGAATATACAGTATCTGATGGAGAATACTTTGCTTCCAATATTGATTGTGTGTGGGAGAAGAATGAAACGATTGCTCTGGTAGATGTAAAGACTACTTATGCACTGGATGAGGAATATCTTGCATGGCAGTTGTCTATTTATGCGTATTTCTTTGAACTACTGAACCCACATCTTAAAGTAGATGCTCTGTTTGGTGCATGGCTCTACAATGAAAAATCAAAACTTATTCCACTTGTCCGGAAATCTGACGTGGAGGTAAAAAGGCTGTTGCAGTGTGAGATTGAGGGAACACGTTACCTTGATACTGAAACTGCACTTGAACACAAGCAGGATGAAGTACAGCTATTGCCAAAGGACGTGATAAACAAATATCTTGAAGCTGTAGCGGAAGTTGAGAGAATACAGCCGTTCATTGACGGTTTCAAGGATTCGTTGAAACGCGCAATGGTTGAACACGATGTCAAGTCGTGGGACACAGGTGTATTGAAAGCTACCATAACACCTGCAGGAATCAAAAAATCTTTCGACACTAAGAGGTTTCAATCTGAGCATCCTGAGTTGTATAAACAGTACATCAAGGAGACTGAAACTGCTGCATCTATAAGAATCACATTAAGAAAGGAGGAAGAAAATGCTTAATAAGGTAATGCTGATAGGGCATCTTGGAAAGGACCCTGATGTAAGAACGCTTGATTCCGGAACAAAAGTCTGCCAGTTCACACTGGCAACGACGGAAAAGGGATACACGTTGCAGAATGGTACTCAGGTACCGGACAGGACAGAGTGGCACAACATTGTACTATGGAAGGGGCTTGCTGAGGTTGCAGGTAAATATCTTCACAAGGGAGACAAGGTTTTTATCGAAGGTAAAATCAGATCCAGAAGTTATGAAGATAACAGTAAGGTGAAGAGATATATCACAGAGATATTCGCAGATAACATGGAGATTCTTTCCACAACATCTAAGAGTGGTTCACAGAATAATGTTTCTGAAGCTCCATTACCATCAGAGACTCCAAGTGATGATTTACCGTTCTGATTATGGAAGCTACTATAATTAAGAAAGACGGTAAGGCCACCATGGACAAGGATTTCAACTTCATGCTAAGCCTTCTCCGTAATGGTGAATATACTCTTACCATCAAGAGAAAGACTAAGCCCAGGACGCTTGACCAGAACGCGCTCATGTGGATGTGGTTCAGGTGCGTGGGTGGTGCCTTACGTGAGTTCACCGGTGAAGCGTACTGGAGTACAAAGGAAGGGGTGGAAACGATACATGACCTGTATTGTAAGAAATTCCTTACGAAGATGGTTATCACCCCGAAAGGTGAGAGGACGGAACTTGCAAGGGGCACAAAGGGACTTAGCACAATGGAGATGTCACATTTCCTGGATGCCGTCAAGACTGATATAATGACTGAATACGGAATCCAGCTACCGTTACCTACAGACCAATATTATTCGGCATTTGCAGCCGAGTACGAAAACAAATATTAATATGGCAATAATTAAAGATTACGAACCGGAAGAACTGCAATTCGTTCTTCCGGAGGCAGTTCGGGAACAGTTTCCATTGGAACTGCATTTTGAGAACGCTGAGAGTGAGAAAGACATCCTTAAGGCAGTGAATGAACACTTCAATGCTTTGTTCCCTGAGAACGAGATGGCGCTGCGTTACATGGATGATGTGGAGAAATCGGACCTTCGTGGGAAATACTGCAAGCTTGTAGAGCAGGAGCTTCCTGAAGCTGAGAATGCTTTGTTGAACGCTAAGGAGGAAGCCAAACGCATCAAGACGGATGCTGAGGAAAGGTTGAATTCATTGAGCAAGCAGATTAAGGATTACGCTGCAAAAGTACAGGAAGGAACGGATGAAAAGAAACTTCCGGCTACAAAGACATTCCGTATCGCTTTGAATGGGTATTTCCTGTATTATTCCATTCTTAACGGTAAGGTCGTACTGGCCAAATCTGAAAAGATTCCATCCTACGATAAATCATCATTGTGGGCTCAGGAAGATAAGAACCGTGTAGCAATGATGGAGCTGTTCGGTCTTGACTTCCCTGCTCCTGAGAAACCTTCTGATGAAGAGTTTGACAAGGAACATGACATGCTTCCAGATAATGATGGTGAAGTTATGGGTGAAGAAGAATTCAATGACGCTGTAGGTGATGAGTAGATTGCAGCATAAGCGTGGCCGCAAGTCCAATTATGCACGTTCTCTTAACAATCCATATTGGGAAAAGGTTGCAAGGAATGTGAGGTTAAGGGATGGGCATAAGTGCAGGATTTGCGGAGCACGCTATCCTTTGGAAGTGCATCACAAGAGATATAAGGTAAATGGTGTTTCAATTGTTGGAAAGGAACTTGAGTACCTTGATTGCCTTGTCACTCTGTGTGCTTCCTGTCACGAAAAAGTTCATAAAGGAATATTAAGTATATGAAGTTTCAATTACGAGATTACCAGCAGAAAGCTAGTAACGCAGCAATATCACACTACAAACTGAAAAACGGTAGAAATTATCTTATGGTATTGCCTACCGGTGCAGGGAAAAGCCTCATCATAGCTGACATAGCAGCAAGGCTGAATGAACCGTTGCTGGTGTTCCAGCCTAACAAGGAAATCCTGGAACAGAACTTCGCAAAGTTGCAGACATACGGAATCTTTGATGCCGGATGCTATTCTGCCTCTGTCAAGAGAAAGGATATAAACAGAATTACCTTCGCCACTATCGGTAGCGTATATAATCACATGGAAGATTTCAAGCATTTCAGGTATATTCTTATTGATGAATGCCATTTGGTTAACCCGACAGAAGGAATGTATGCTGATTTCTTCGCAGCTGCTGAGAGACGTATTATCGGACTTACTGCTACTCCTTACAGATTGTGCAGCACGATGAACGGTTCAATGCTAAAGTTCCTTACGCGTACAAGGCCAAGGGTTTTTTCGGACGTAATTTATTATTGTCAGGTGAGCGAACTGCTTGCAAGAGGATTCCTTACCAAACTGAAGTATTACGACTTGACAAAAATAGAACTTGTGAAAGTCAGAAAGAATTCAACTGGTGCTGACTTCGATGAAGAGAGTCTTTCAGAGGAATTTAAACGTGTTGACCTGTATGGCTATCTGATTAGCATGGTAAGAAGGTTGCTGGCTCCTAAGAGTGGAATACCGAGACGTGGAATACTGGTGTCACGAGGTTTGTAAAGGAGGCTGAAATGCTAACCAATGAGATTCCGGACAGTGCAGTGGTCAGTGGAACGACTCCGAAGAAAGAACGTGAACGGATCTTGTCAGATTTCAAGTCCGGAAAGATAAAGGTTGTTGCAAATTGCGGTGTACTCACTACAGGATTTGATTATCCTGAGCTGGATACAATCGTTCTTTGCCGGCCTACTATGTCACTTGCATTGTACTACCAGATGGTAGGTCGTGTTATCCGGCCATACCCAGGGAAGGAGGGTTGGGTGGTTGACCTGTGTGGAAACATTAAAACATTCGGTAAGGTAGAGGATTTGAGGATTGAGCAGCCGGAAAAAGGTAAATGGATGATAAAGACAAACGGGAAACAATTAACCAATGTAATACTATAGATTATGTATGTGATAAGAGGACAGATACCAAGTAAGAGTAACTGTTATAAGATAGTAAATGTCGGTGGTCATGCAAAGCTGGCCAAACAGAAGGTTCTTACTGAATATGAAAAGAATTTCTATATCCAGTGTCCGGAACGTGGTAGGATGGTAAAGGGATATTTCAAGCTGAAAGCAAAGATATATTATTCAAGTAACCGACCGGATCTGGACAATTCTCTTAAGATTCTTCTTGATTGCCTGCAGCAGACCAAGACGATTGATAATGACAGATATTGTGTTCAAATAGACATTCAGAAGTTCATCGACAAGAAGGAACCACGTATCGAATATGAGGTAACTCCGATTGAGTTCTGAAAGTAGGAGGTACTTATGGCCAGACCAAACAAGCAGGGAATTGATTATTTCCCATTTGATGTTGATTTTTTCTCAGACATAAAAATCAGGAAGATTGCAAGGGCATGCGGTTCACAGGCTACTTCCATACTAATCTGCCTGCTGTGTAATATCTACAAGGATAAAGGGTATTACATTTTGTGGGATGAAGATTTGCCTTTTGTTATTGCTGACACTGTTGGGGTTTCCGAGGGCGCTGTAAAGGAAGTTATATTGAAGGCTCTGCAAGTTGATTTTTTTGACCAGGACATATACAATAAGCATAATGTACTTACCTCGTTAGGTATTCAGAAGCGATTCAAGTCCGCGGTTTACAAGAGAGAAAAAATTGAGTACATTGAAGAATATATGGTTTCTGATGTCAGAAAAATAGTTTCTGACGTCAAAAACCAAGTTTCTGATGTCAGAAGTACACAAAGTAAAGTAAAGAAAAGTAGAGTAAAGAAAAGTAAAGAAAATGATAAAGAAATATCTCCAGAAGGAGATACAAAGAAAGACGAGCTTTCTTTGAATCCTCATCCGCAAATAGAGCATGTTGATTTTGTCAGATTGCAGGAATACTTCAATACTACTTTCAACGGTAAATTGTCAATGGTCGTGAACATGACCGAAGCAAGGCGCAAGGCTGTCAAGGCAAGAATAGCCCAGTACGACAAGGAAACTGTATTCACCGTATTGAAGAAGGTGGCTGCCAGTCCATTTCTTTTAGGGTGTAACGACAGAAACTGGAAGTGCGATTTTGACTGGATTTTCAAGGCTGGAAACTTCACTAAGATATTGGAGGGTAATTATGACGAAAAACGAAATAACAATACGGCAGGAGGCAGAAAGGAATCAGTTAGCCGTCTTAAAGGCCTCGCCGAAGCAATACTTACAGATTCTGAAACCTAAGAGTATCGATGATGTTTTTGCATCATCAGTGCCGGCACTTGTAAAAGTTGCCATGGAATTCGGAGAAAATCATGCACGTGCAATTGTTGTGATATTGCTGTCGGAGGTTGTGGATTTCTTCAATGCGTCAAATACAATGAATGATTCACAGGTAGCCATTACAACTGATTTAATTATCGAGGAATATCCGTATTTCAAGATTGATGATTTGAAGTTGGCTTTCCGAAATGCTATGAAGGGTAGATACGGAGAGATATATAATCGTCTGGATGGCTCTGTTATCATGGGATGGCTGAATCAATACAATCGTGAGAGATGCGCTAAGGCTGACGTAATATCGTACAATGAGCATAAGGTAAGAGTTCAGGAGGAATCTGGGTTGTATTATGATGATTACCGCAAACAATTGAAGGTTCTGGCATCACATGGAGACAAGAGTGCACAGGAAGCGCTCCGTAGATCTGATGATATACTTTCCTTCATGAAAGAGAAGAAACTTGAAAGACTGAAAAAACAGCTTGAAGAGTATGACTGCAAACATAAGGGTGTATGAAATAAAGTTCAACAAAAAAGGGCTTAGGAAAAAGGATGAGATATGTAGTCATTTTGAATGGTACAATGTCCATCTTACAGTTAACGGACATTGTATTGTACGTGTTAGCATGGATAAGATGAATGCGTTTGAAAAGACTGTTGAACGTGAATTTATTTCAGTGATTAAAAGGCTATAAAATGGCGAAGTTTCTGTTTGCAAAACTTGTCATTCTGAACTATCTTTACTGATGTAATAAACTAAAAGTCAAACCAATAAATATTAAAATTATGGCACAAATCGAAAAAATACCGATGATGTACATACATACTTCACCGATGAATCCTCGTAAAACTTTTGATGAAGCGAAGATTGAGGAACTCGCTCAGAATATTGAAGAACAGGGCTTGTTACAGCCTATCACAGTCAGGAAAATCAGCGATGAAGAAACACATATTGATGAAGAAACCGGCGAGGTTGTATCTGTAGAACCGAGGTACGAGATTGTATGCGGTGAAAGACGTTTCCGAGCATGGAATATGCTGGCTAAAAAATCTGACAAGTACAATGAAATACCGTGCATAGTAAGGGAAATGACTGACGAACAGGCTTTCGACGCTATGATAACAGAGAATTTGCAGCGCCAGGATGTAGATCCTGTTGAGGAAGCGATAGCATTTTCACTTCTTCTTGAAAATGGAAATGCTGTTGAGGACATTGCTGTCCGATTCGGTAAGTCAATCAGATTCATTCAGGACAGAGTTAAGCTGAAAGGGCTTATTCCTGAGCTTATTGATATGTTAAGACAGGAACTTATCCCAATATCAGGAGCAATGTTGCTGGCTAAACTCGATATAGATGCGCAGAAAGAATTCTATAATGAGAACGTGAATGGTGAGAGTGCTGCAAGCATATCTGATATAAAGGAATATATTGATGACTTGTTCTGTGTTATTGATAAGGCACAGTTCTTTTCTGAGGATAATTTCAGTGATTCGATTCTATCATGTTCCGGATGCATCAATAATACGGCAAATCATGGGTGCCTTTTCTATGAAATGAAAGGAAAGGAACAGAAGTGCATTAATCGTGAATGTTTCGAGAAGAAGCAGCAGGAATATGTCAAATACCGTGTCATGAAGGAGGCTGACAATCTTGTTAAAAAGGGAGAGCCGCTGACATTCGGAAAATCAGTCATTCTAATTGAATCTCCAAAATCATGGGATAATGAAAATGAGAAGAAGAGAAAGGAAGATGCAGTTAGGATGTACAATGATATGGGCTTTGAGGTAGTGTATGATAACGTATTCGACCATCAATGCTGGTATAATGAGGGTGATGAAAGGATTGCAGAGAAGCTCGAAAATAATGAGTTGTATAGATGCATTGAGGTACTTAATTATAGAAGACCTGAATTCAAGGTTTCTTTTTATTATCTCAAGAAATCTTCATCTGTTAAAGGTGCTTGTACTGTATCAAAGCAGATTGAGGCAGAGAATATCAGACAGAAGATTAAGCGCAATAAGGAACTCATGGTTGAGAAGGCAACTGAGACATTGCGAAGTTGGGCTAATGAGATAACGGATTATTCAAGTAAACCAGATGATATTACTTTGAATGAGCAGATCATTTTTGATTCACTTGTTTTAAAGGAGTGTGGATATGTATATCTTGACTCTATTGGTGTGAGTACAGGAGAGAATGATTTGGTCAAGTATGTCACTGAACATCAGAATGACAGGAAGATATGGTACCGTGAATTTATCCGCAATAAATTGTCTGATAGTGCAGTTATGTATAACAGACAATTACAGGAGTTGCAGAATTTGCTGTTTAAGGAACAATATCCTGAAAAATATGAGGAACTGTGTGATAAACTGGGTAAGTCCTATGGGAAAAAGGAAGAAAAGTTGAATGAGAGACTTAAGGAACTTGAAAGTGAGCAGTAAATTAGAATACGGAGGAGTCATTTAGACTCCTCTTTTGTTTAACCTTAACAACCATTATGGAGAAAATTCATTCGCCCTGAATCATTTGCTTAATTGATATATAGTCCGATAACAATAACTTAGATAATTATGATTACGTTAAACAGACTTGCAAAAAGATGTTTTGATATAGCGTTGAAGCGAAAAAAAATGACAGAAACTACTTCTCCTAAATCCGTAGTGCTGGCCATATCGTCAGAATGGAGGGAACTTGCTGAAGCTGGTAAGGAGCGAAGCAATCATATACCATCCTGGAGTGAACGTGAGGAAGAAGCCGCAGATGTCATAATAGCTACGCTTACCTATCTTGAGAAGATAGGATGCAATGACATCGAACAACTATTGAAGGATAAGGTTGAGTTTAATTCATACCGCGTTGACTAAGTGATGTTCCGGCTATTGTGTGATGTTGATTATTAGTGTTGTTGATTTAAATAGTTGGTATATGACAACAGAATTTGATTTCAAAACAATCCAGATCAGTTTGCTGGATTTCAATAAGGGCCAGCTTGATGGCCTTCCGAAAAATCCCCGGTTCTTCAGGGATTACCGTTATGATGCAATGAAGAAAAGCATAGAGGACAGTCCTGAGATGCTTAATCTTCGTGAACTAATTGTCTATCCTGTAGGAGAAAGATACATTGTAGTGTGCGGTAATTTAAGACTTAGGGCCTGCAAGGAACTTGGGTACAAGGAACTTCCTTGCAAGGTTCTAAATCCTGAGACTCCTGTAAAGAAGCTGCGTGAATATGCGACAAAGGATAACGTGTCATTCGGTGAGAATGATATGGACGTGATGATGAACGACTGGGATAAGTCTGAACTTCAGGACTGGGGTATTGAGTTTGCTCCGGAACCTGAAAAGGACGAATTCAAGGAGCGTTTCGAAGCCATAACGGATGAAACTGCTGTTTATCCACTTATACCCAAGTATGATGAAAAATATGAGCTATTCATCATTATGTCGGCTAGTGAAGTGGATAGCAACTGGTTACGTGAAGCACTTGACATGCAGCACATGCAGAGTTACAAGACCGGCAAAGTGAGCAAAAGCAATGTAGTTGATATTAAGGATGTACGCCATGCAATTGAGAATCGTAATACCAAGTCATAAGCGACATGACAGGGTGTTCGCTAAAAAGCTGGTGAACGACCCGATAATCTGTGTGGCAGAGAGCCAGGCGGACCTATACAGACAGTTCAATCCAGATTGTGAGATAGTCACTCATCCGGACGATGTTGTAGGACTCATCCCCAAACGTAACTGGATGGCTAAGCATTTCGGAAACCTGTTCATGCTTGACGATGATGTCCACGCCTGCAAATCTATATGTGTAGAAAAAGGAGAACCGTCGAGGATTAAGGATAAGAACGAGATAACGCGTATAATATTCAATCTTGCCGAGATTGCTCAGATGCTGGATGTACATCTGTTCGGATTTACTGCACGAATATCTCCGGTCATGTACGATGAAACTGCATTTCTATCGTTGTCAAAGATGATAACCGGATGTTCTTATGGCGTGTTTTACAACAAGAACACATGGTGGAATGAAGAGCTCAGGCTTAAGGAGGATTTCTGGATTTCCTGTTACATGAAGTACAAGGAAAGAAGAATACTTACTGACCTAAGATACAACTTCGAGCAGAAATCCACATTCGTCAACTCCGGAGGACTGGCAGCCTTCAGGAATCAGGCTGAGGAACAGAGGTCGATAATGCTTATAAAGAAACATTTCGGCGACAGCATCAATCTCAAGGGAACTACCAATAACGGTAAAGACAAGACCAAGCAGCTTGTTCAGTACAATATAACGTGTAAGTTCAAGTATTGATAAATGGCGTAAAAATGGCGAAGTTTCTGTTTGCAAAACTTGTCATTCTGATTTAATTTTACTGATGTAATAAACTAAAAGTCAATGCTATATGCTTATAAGAACCGTTAGAGGATATGATTTTTTTGAGGTTTCTTCAGCCATGCAGAAGGCGATAAGGAGAGCTGATGCGGCGGTTGCCGGATATTTTGCTCTTGAGTTGTGGACCAGTGGATATAGGGACTATGTATGGAAGAGACTTTTTACCATAAGTGCTGAGGATTGTTACGGTGTGATAACGAAAGAGATTGAAGCCTTGTGGCAAGGTCATGAACTGGTTAACAAGGGAAGCAAGGAGCCAAAGGGTAGAATATTTGTCAGCAAGGCAGTAATACTTCTGTGCGAGTGTCGTAAATGTAGGGACGCTGATCACCTGCAGAACTTCATTTATGACAAACTTCTGATAGATGCTGATGAATGGTTGGAAGATGTAAGGCAAAATCCGATACCAATTCCTTCATATACATTCGATGTACATACCAGAAGAGGAAAGAAGATGGGACGGACAAAAGAGGAATTTTTCAGAGATGAATATGAATCTTTGAATCCCAGGGAAAAGGGACTGTTTGATGGTCTCATGTAAGAATATGCCACGCTTTGTCGTGGCATATTTATTAAAAGTCAAACCAATAAAGAAAGAATTATGGGAAAAGAAATGTACGGCCAAAGTTGTTTTGGTAGCCGTGAAGAGAATGTTTCAAAAAAGATTGATCTGGAAAAGAATCCAAATGGTACAGAAATCAAGGTTTACCAGCAGCGTGAACGTGAAAAGCATGGAAGATATGTTTCGGTTCCTGGAGACAAAACGCATACACGTATTTTCGTACGTGATGGTGAGGATGCTGAGAAGAAGATAGCTGCTTACTTGGAGAGAATCAACAACCGACCTCAAAGATGGAACTAAAATAATACTATTATGTCAAGTTCAAATTTTGAAACAACAATCCAGGCGTATTTGGAGAATCGTGCAAAGACTGATTCTCTCTTTGCCGAAACCTACAGGAAAGCGAACAAGAGTATCGAGGAATGTATCAAGTATATCTACTCGAAAGCCAGAAAGCTGGCAAAAGGAGGAAACGCAGTCGGTGTAGATGAAGCAACCGTATACGGATGGGCAGTCCATTACTACGATGAGGATGACATTAAAGTGGACAAGGTGCAGGAACGTGTGGAAGTCGTGGCTCCGGCTTCTGAACCTGCAAAAGCAGAGCAACCAAAACCACAATTAAGGCCGCAATCGAAACGCAAGAGGGGTGATGATAACAGTCTGCAACTTTCATTATTCGGAGAACTATGAGACCAAGGACAAAACGTGAAAGGCTGGTGGCTGAATTGAGCAGTAAGCTGCCAGAAATAACAGAAGCACAGATAAGATGGGGAAAGAAGCATTGTTTTCCGCATAATGCTTACCGCTGTAAGGATGAAATGTGGTGCAGTGAATGTGGAAAGATGTGGGTTGATGTAACTGGCCAGAAGGAAGGGTACATCAAGTGTCCTTACTGCGGTGAAAGATTGGAAATGAAGGTAAGCCGTAAGACCAAGGATAATGCAGTAAGCTATCTGACAGTCGTTACTACATCGGGAGATTTTCAGGTGCTCCGTCACTTCTACACAGCCAGGTATGCAAGGAAAGAACGTGACACACATTATTTCATCGATGAGGTATGCCAACAGTGGATAACTTCTGACAACAAAGAGATTGTTATTGCCAAAGATATGAATATGGGGTGTAGAGGTTGGATTCATACTACAGACATGAGTCTCAAGCAGAGCGGAAATATATACTATCCACATTCATATGACATAGACGGTTATGTGTATCCGAAAGTAAAGGTGCTTCCGATTCTTCGCAGAAATGGCCTTCGCACTTCGTTTCATGGTGTTACTCCGGCAGTGTTGATACGTGCCTTGTTAGGTGAAAATAGATATGCTGAAATGCTTATCAAGACGCGTCAGTATGGTATGCTGGAGTTCTACATGCGCCGGGGTGGACTTTCTCATCCGTGGGCAGTGAATATCTGCAACCGTAACGGATACATCATCAAGGATGGTTCCATGTATGATGATTATCTTCGTTTGCTTGACTATTTCCACCTTGATACACATAACGCTCACTATGTATGCCCTAAGAACCTGAAGAAAGAGCATGACAAGCTGGTTGAGAAGAAGAGAAAGATAGAAGCGAAGATTCGGGCTGAACAGAAACGAAAGGGAAGGATTGAACGCATGTTCAGAATGAAACAGGATATTATGTCATTCATCAAAAGAATCCAGCCGTTTCTGGGAATGGAAATCAAGGATAAGGGTATCGTAATCCGTCCGTTGGAAAGTGTTACCCAGTTCTATTTGGAAGGAAAGGCAATGCACCATTGTGTATATCAAAATGAATATTACAGGCGCAAAGATTGCCTTATTCTCACAGCACAGAAGAATGGGAAACGATTAGAAACAATAGAAGTAAACTTGAAAACTTTCAAGATAATCCAAAGCCGTGCAGCTTGCAATAAAACGAGTGATTACCATGATAAGATTGTCGAACTGGTAAACCGTAACATGGGACTGATAAGGAGGTCTGCATCATGAAAGTTTGTATCGAGTGTGGCCGGAACCTTCCGGAAAGAAAGTTCCGTGCCTATGAAACAAAATCCGGCACCCATTACACCAGCAGGTGCCGGTTATGTGAGAGCAGACACACGTCTGAAAGAAGAAAGCAGGACAGGCTTCATGGACGGCTGGCCAGATACACCAACGAGCAGCTGGTGGCCGAACTCCGGAAACGTGGAGCCTATATCATGTATGGGAAAGACTTTGATAGTGTAACGACGATTTGATATGAGTGAACTGAAAGTGTATTATGGGTGGGCTAGAATAGGAAATGTCCGTAAGAAGCGTGCTTTGTCTGTCATGTTCGAGAATGATGCACAAGGATGCAGAAGTGACCGTGGGCAAAGATGTCTGAGAACGATTCAAGACACCGTGATTGAAAGGTACCAGACGGATGAAGAAATGGCTGATGGGAAACGTCAGAACCGGATATTTACTGAGTACAGCCTGTTCATCGACGAGAAACCTATCAATGGCAGCCTTGAAAGATGCTTGCTGATTAACAGAGAAGCTGACAAGAACAATGTTTCTAAGGACATGAGTGAAAGAATCTCAGAGGCGCTTAGAAATGCTTTCCTTTTTTCAAATCCTGAGTATAAAGAACCTTACTCACAACTTGAATTGAAATTTGAATGATATGGGAAAGCAGGAAAGTATGGATGACTGGTTCCAGATGGCTAAGGATTTGGCCAAAGCAGAAAAGGAACTGAAAATCGAGAATTGGGTGCAAATCAGCATCTGCTACGGTTACGGTCATCAATCTGTCATCCTATACACCTACGACCTTCCTCGTGAAGTGTACGAAAGAAGGATGTGGGTAATCAGGTGGAGGGTGGCCATATTGCAATGCCAGCATCCAAGGAATGATGTGTACACTTCTTTTTACTACTACGACAAGCGTTCAGGAGAGTCGCTTGAAGTGAGTTCCTGCCTTTCAAGGCTGGTTTCAGCAAAAGCCCAGATAACAAAAGCAGAACGTAGGATGAATGAGTACATCGAGCACAACCGTCAGAACAACATGTTCTTTGATGAGAATACGGACGATGAACTGGTTAAGTTCCGGGAGAAACTGGAACGCAAGAAAATTGAGTGCGCTGAGTGTGAAAAGAGACTTGAGCAGCTTGTAGAAAAAAGGAGAAATAATCAATGAAAACGAAATTGTATTATCTGTTTCTGGCAGTCATGTGGTGGTTGCTGGGATAGGTGGAAAGGAGAAAAGATTTATGAAAAAAGAAGATATTGTAAAAGCAGCTAAAGAATATAGAGAAACATTACCATACTGTGATGATGCAAAAATACGTGGTATGTCTGTTGGTGGTGAAATCGGATTTATCGCTGGTGTTGAATGGTTCATGAAGTCTTTGTTCCATAAGACAAAAGATGAAGTTCCGCAACCAATCGGTGATTATGCAAATGAGGTATATCCGCAAATACCTTGTCTGGTTAAAGGACATCTATCAACCGGATATGGTTATGGTGTACGGTATTGGAACGTGAAATGTCAAGTATGGGACGACGAAGAATGTGACGATTATGAGTGCGACAAGGAAGCTGTAGAGGAATGGGCTTATCTGGATGATATTATTGGAAATATGGAGGACTGACTATGAGTAAGAAAGAAGAACAGGCATACGATTATTCAAAGAGAGTAAGTCGTGGTAATCCGATGACTAAAGATTTGTCAGAGTGTTCCTTCATGGTTGGCTGGGATGCCTGCTTAAAACATTTAGGTGAGATTCCATGGGATGAAGCCATGAATGAGATAGCAAACCATGTTGAAGCCAACTGTTCGGAAAATCCGAACAGTTCAAAATTGGCCGAAGTATGAAAGCAATATCCATCAAACAGCCGTGGGCAAGCCTAATCGCCCACGGTATTAAAGACATCGAGAACCGGACTTGGCAGTGTCCTCAGAAGTATATCGGCCAAAGAGTGCTAATACATGCTTCATCAAGTAAACCTGTATTTAGATACAGCTTTTTGCAATATGATATAATCAGGCGGAAATCACAATCTTTGATTTTTAACTGTACGTATGACGGATTCCCAAAAGGTGCCATCATCGGTAGCGTGGTTATAGCCGACTGCGTACAAAACCATCCTTCAGTCTGGGCTGAGAAAGGTTGCTGGAACTGGGTACTGAAGGATGCGGTATTATTTGATAAGCCGATTATGAATGTGAAAGGGAAACTAAGTTTTTGGGATTTTAATATGGAGGAAACAAAATGAGCTTACTTATTAAAGAAACTCAGTTACAAAGAATAATCAGAAAAACCGGCCGCAAACCGATACAGTGTAAATGCAAGTTATGTAAGCAGCAATGTCATACGCCTTGTTTGGGTACTCCGCAAGATGTTTTAAGGCTTATCGAAGCCGGATATAAAGACAGGCTTGCAGCAACGGAATGGTATGTAGGAATCCTTATGGGTGTAGTTGATATGCCCGTACCGATGATACAGGCTAAACAAGAAGGAGACTGGTGTACATTCTACAAAGACGGTTTATGTGAATTGCATGATTCCGGATTGAAACCGACAGAAGGAAAATTGTCTCACCATAGTATTCGAATTGATAATTTCAAAGCGAGTAAAAGTATTGCGTGGAATGTGGCCAAGGAATGGTTAAACGAAGAAAATGCTGAATGCATAGAGAAAATATGCGAAGCACTGCAGTAAATGTATGATTTTGAATTATTAACCTGCAAAAATTAATTTATGAAAGCAAAGAAAAAACAAGTTGTTGGCCTGCTCATTAATCTGTTAGAGTGGGCAATCGTATCAATGGTATTATCATCATTGATAATTTTAGGAGATTTTAATGTACCGTCAAGTTGGGTTTATCTGTCCTCTGTGGTAGTTTCATTTCTCATCCTATATGTGTTCTACTGGGAGCGTGGAACATATTATTTTGTCTCATTCGTCGCTGGCGGAGTGCCAGGAAGGGTGTTCCTGAAGTTTGATGAACGTGTTTCTCTTGATGTGATTGAGAACACCATATCCGGCCTGTATTCCGGTGAACGTGTACTTGTTACCGGATATAAGACCGTCAGCAGATATGAGTACGAACTTAATATCAAGTCCTGATGGAACATTATCAGTCCAAAGGAGTAATATTTATGATTGTGGCTGTCCTGTTCTGCTATTCCATCGGGATGGTTGAGCAGGATACATCACTTCTGATAATAATAGTGATGTTACTGGGTAACATACTGAATGTTTTATGTAAAATTCTAAACAAGCTGTGATGATGAAAATTGTCGTAACCGGCAGTGAAGGCTTTATAGGTAAAGCCCTCTGCAAGAATCTGAGAAGTCGTGGTGTTGAAGTGGTCGGTATCGACCGTGTGTGTGGAACTGAAGCTGCCGGCGTTCCGTGCCTTCTGGCCGGGGGTGGAATCGATGCTGTTATACATCTTGCCGCACAGACCAGCGTTTTCAATTCGGATCATGAAAAAATACTTCGTGACAACATTGATTCATTCGTTGCGATAGCTGACGGATGTACGCGCTTCGGTGTGAAACTGGTGTATGCAAGTTCTTCCACCGCAAATCCATGCAACACGACAAGTATGTACGGTGTAAGCAAACATTTTGATGAAGTCTATGCTTCAATTTATTGTAGGAATGCGACTGGTGTACGCCTTCATAACGTGTACGGACCTGACCAGCGGAAAGGGACTCTTCTCTATGCTCTCATGAATTCGGAAAAGGTCAGTCTGTATAATGGAGGAATGAACACCAGGTGCTTCACCTACATAGATGATGTGGTGGACGGGTTGATATATGCGATAGGTTCTGACAAGAAGCTGGTAAACATTGTCAATCCTGAATCTTGTACAATACTTCAATTTGCGGAAGAAGTAAGGAAATACAATGGCATTGATATTCAGTGTGTTTCCGAAAAGAGAGAATTCGACAATCCTGTACAATCTGTCGATGAAGGTATTTTTTCAGTACCTTTGAATTACACCTCAGTCAGTAAAGGGATAGCAAAGGTTTTTGGCTGTGAGGAAAGGTAGAAAGATAAGGATTGATGACTGGGACAAACCCGCCCGCGGCTGGAGGAAATACGAAAGGTTATGCAACATGCAGCCTAAAGTAAGAATCCACCGTAAGGGCGGGTTTTATTACATATCCCTGTTTGCAAGAACAAAGGATGGAATTCCATTGGAAGAAATCAAGAGTTCGGGTGAGTGTGCAGAAGTCATTTCGGAAGCCGCCACGGAACTGATACTTTCATTGGTACGTCCGGACGATGAGTGGTGTATAATCACCACACCGAAGCGCAGGCACATCACAGAGTACCATTTCGCCACTGACATTTGTCAAAAAATTGCCAAGGGGGTGAAAATTAAATTCTATGAATCAGCAATGCAGTGTATCAACAGGACACGTATCAATCCTGAGTTTTATCTTCTCCGGCCAATTAAGGAACAGAGAGTAATACTCTTTGATGACATCTGCACGACTGGAAGTACATTAACAGCAGCCTACGATTTGCTGAAAGACCGGAAACAGGTAATCTGCATCGTCGGCATTAATAACCATTAGCCTATGAACAACAGGAAATTGACCGAAAAACAGGAAAAGTTCTGCAATTATTACCTTGACTGTGACGGTAATGCAAGTGAAGCATACAGGATGGCCTATGACGCATCAAAGATGCAGCCTGAGACGATATGGAGCAATGCAAGCCGGATGCTTGCAAGTAACAAGGTTTCAGCAAGGATAGACGAATTGAGGGCCCAACGTGCAGAAGCATCGAAAATTAGCCGTGATAAGGTGGAAAAGGTTCTCATGGATATTGTCATGATGGACCCGAACGATTTGTATCTTGTAGATCCTGTAACAGGAAAGATAAAACTTAAATCCCCAAGCCAGATGCCGAAGCGTGTGAGAAATGCCATGAAGAAGATAAGCAATGACAAGGGTAAGGTAAGCTATGAGTTCAACGGTAAGGTGGAAGCGGCGAAGCTTCTGGCCAGCATGAATGGGTGGAATGCCCCTCAACAGATAGCATTTACTGGTAAAGATGGCGAAAAAACGAACGAAATACGCATAGGTTTTGATGATGAAACTGAATAAAATCTAAAGAATAGGATAATTATGTGAGAAAAATATCGGTGGTTATACAAGAAATAATACGAAAAATCTAAAGAATAGAACAAAAGTAGCTGGTTATGATAGTAAATCACAAGAAACTCAATCCGAATGCCTTCTATCTGCTGAAATATCTAAATGATGCTACAATACGCTTTATTATCTTATATGGCGGTTCATCATCGGGTAAGTCTTTCAGTGTAGCACAGGCTGTGCTTATACGGACATTGCAGGACGGTGAGAATACGCTTGTGATGAGAAAGGTTGGTGCATCAATCAGCAAGACAATTTATGAGGACTATAAGGTAGCTGTATCACTGCTTGGTATATCACAATATTTCAAGTTCATACAAAATTCAATAAAATGCACATTCAATGGTGCGAAGATAGATTTCTCAGGTTTGGATGACCCCGAAAAGATAAAGGGTATCAGTAACTACAAGAGGGTACAGCTTGAGGAGTTGTCAGAATTTGAATTTGCCGATTTGAAACAGATCCGTAAACGTCTGCGTGGTAAGAAAGGGCAGCAGATTATTGCAGACTTCAACCCAATATCAGAGACAAACTGGATAAAGAAGGACTGGCTTGACAACGAGAAACTGCATGATGTTCCTATGGTTGTAGAAATTGGCGGCCGGATAATACCTGCAGAGCTGACAAAGGTGAAGTCTTTAAAGATGAACGAGGGACGCTCAATAGTGAATCCTAAAACTAAGGAAATAGAGGAATATCCGCCTAATATGGTAGTTATTCAGTCAACGTACCTTAACAACTTCTGGGTTGTTGGTTCGCCTGATGGAACGTATGGTTATTATGATGAACAATGTGTGATGGACTTCGAGCATGACCGGATTCATGACCCGGATTACTACAACGTGTATGCGTTGGGAGAGTGGGGTGTAATTAAGACCGGAAACGAGTTCCTCGGTTCGTTCAATGTAGGAAAGAACAGCGGTGAATACAGTTACATACCTGGATTGCCAATTCATCTTTCTGTCGATAGTAACGTATTACCGTACATATCTGTCGGCTACTGGCAGGCAGACTTGAGCAAAGGTAAGGATATGTACCAGATTGCCGAGACCACGGCTGAAAGCCCGAACAACAGCGCAAGAAGAGCCGCGAAACTGGTATCCAAGCGACTGCAGGAGTTAGGATATGACGGTAAAATCTACCTTCATGGTGATGCATCAGCCAAATCCGCCAACACTATCGACGATGAGAAGCGTTCATTCATGGACCTGTTTATTGACACGTTGAAGAAAGACAACTGGATTGTTGAGGATAAGGTGGGTAACAGGAACCCGTCCGTATCCATGACCGGTGAGTTTGTCAATGCTGTTTTTGAGAAATCATTGCCCGGCCTCAGCATAAGCATAGACGATAGTTGCAGGGTATCAATCGAGGACTACCAGAGCGTACAGAAGGATGCTAATGGTGCAATTCTCAAGACAAAGATAAAGGACAGCGTAACGAAACAATCCTATGAGGAACACGGGCACCTTACCGATACTTTGAGATATGTTGTACATGACATCATGTACGAGGAGTATTCCCAGTTCTCGAGCCGTCGTAAACGCAACATGTATTCTGACAGAAGCGTGTTCGGATTCTTCAATCCTTCAGTCGAGTATCAGTATTCACAGAAGATAGTGTACATCATGCCGAATGTTGGAGGAAAGTTCTATATGTGTCAGGTTGCAAGGTGTGGAGAAAAATGGCATGTTCTTGACCTCGTAATGCGTGAAACTGTATCACTCGAAGAGATGAAGTCTGTTATATGTTCACATGATGCAGGAACGTACATCGTGGAATCGTCACCTGCATATTACCAAATGGCAAGGGAACTGAGAAATACGCTTCCGGAAGTAAGGATTAAGAAGGAATATCAGGATATGGATAAGAGAATAGCTGCTACATCCGATTTCATTAAGTCATACTTCCTGCTTTCTGAGACCGGTATGGAAAATGATGAGTATATGGCATTCATAACTGAAGTTCTTGACTACAATGATGAAAATATAAGTGGAGCCAGTGCTCTATTGAGCGGTATAGCGTATACATTGATAAAATCATATGTTAGTTAATATAAGAAATAAAAATATAGCAAAAATGTTATGTTTCTATTTGGAATATTATAGCAAAAACGCTATCTTTGCAATGTCTTAATAAATAAACGGTCTTTTAAATTATGAAGTACAATCAGTTTTTTGCGGAATTGACCGCAGCAGGTTGTTACGTTCTCAGGCACGGGGCTAACCACGATATTTGGTACAGTCCCAAGACGGGAAACAAGTTTGCTTTGTCAAGGCACGGCAAACAGGAAGTACCTACCGGGATGGAACGTAAAGCAAGAAAGGTTCTTTTGGGGGAATAATCCCCCAACCTTTTTGCACTTCATGGTTGGAAGATGTTTTTTGTTGAGACAATTGGGGGCGGCATAATGCCGTACCCCTTTTACTAAAAAAGAGGAAGTATGAAAGTTACGGCAATTATGGAAAAGGCAAAGGACGGGCATTATTCTTGCTATGTGGAGGAAGATTTGCCCGGTTTCGGATTATCTGGCTTTGGAGATACGGCAGAAGCTGCCAAAGAGGATATGATGAAAGCGTATCAGGAAATAAAAGAAATGCAGGAGGAAGAAGGCAAAGAAGTGCCGGAACTGGAGTTTACCTACAAATATGATATGCAGTCCTTCTTTGATTATTTCTCTTTCCTGAACGTAACGAAAGTGGCTGAACTGGCCGGTATCAATCCGTCTTTAATGCGTCAATACACATCAGGCGTAACCAATCCCGGACAAAAGCAGTACGACAAGATACGTGTAGCTGTGGAAAGAATCTCAAAGGAGCTTTCCACAGCCACTTTCTAAAGATAATGTACCGCCGTGAGGCGAGACCGTTTATTAAGACAAATGTGCCCTGTTCCGCATTTTGATGGAGCAGGGCTTTTTATTTGTCGCTATGCGTTATAAAAAATGACCTGTCGTTTTACTCAAAACGCCTTGTCGTTTTTTAAGTATTATATTTTGTAGCGAAAATGTTACTTTGTATTGTATGAGAAAGTTAAAGCCGGAACGTTATGCTTCCGGCTCTTGTATTTCCTTAAACATCTAACTCCAATAACTTTCTTAAATCCTCAAACGAGTGAATTTTGGATTAAACATTTGGATTCAACTTTATCTCCTTGCCACAGTGAGGGCAGTGTATAACTCCTTCTTTAGGTTTATCAAAGAGTTCAGGGATTTCAACCCCCAACGCATCTGCAATTTCTGATAGCCTATCCATATTAAACTTATTACGAGAAACAGCCTGTGAGAAAGAAACAGGTTGAATTCCTAACTTATCGGCGAGTTGGGCTTGCGTTATACCCTTTTCTCTGCAAAGTTCCTTAATTCTTAATTCTGTATTTGCCATAAGATTATATTTTAGGCATAAAAATATAGTTTATGCGCGAAAGGAAATTAGGAAAATTATTTATCAATCCTCTACTTTCTTTAATTCGAGTTTCGCTCCACAGTTAGGGCAAATTATAATATTGGTTGTTTCGTCTTGTAACAATTCAGATACAGAAATGCCAATAATAGAAGCTATTTCTTTTAGTTTATCTAAAGACGGATTACCATTTATTATTTGTGATAGAGATGATTGAGTTATGCCTTTCTCTCCTTTTTTATTAGTCATTAATGCGGCTACTTGACTAATGGTGAAACCTCTTCTTTGAATTTGCTCTTTAATATTCATAATGTATAAGTTTTAAATTACATCGCAAAGGTATCATTTAAATTATAAATGATCAAAAAATATTAGATATATCTACTTTATTATGTGCTTTTATTAGTTTAACTTTATAATTCTATTATGTTAATTATTAGTTAAACCTAATATTTTGTATTGCTATGTTAGCTTTATCTAATATATTTGCATCATCAAATAATAAGTGATAACAATTAAACATAAAGACTATGGCAACAACATTCAAAACTCAGTTAAGTTCAATCATGCGTATGGCATGGATGTTTGTAAAGAAGTACGGTTTCAGCATGGGAGAAGCATTAAAGCAAGCATGGCTCAATACAAAGCTGAAACAAGAGTTGAACAAACGTATAGTAAAGTTCTACTTTCAGAAGATAAACGGTGAAGTCCGTGAGGCGTGGGGAACACTTGCAAGCGACAAGATATCTGCTATCGCTGGAACAGACAACAGGAAGAAGAATGATAGCATATAGACCTATTATGATACTGCCAAAGAAGAATGGCTGTGCTTTAAAATCGCAAACCTAATAAGAATAGCTTAATATTAATAATGTAGGTAGGTGGTGCGAACACCTACCTACTGTAAACCAATCATATAAATATGAATAATCCAGTAGTTTACGACTACAAAGGTAGTCAAATTTCATTCATCAGTGGTGAAAATGTGATGGTAAATGCCACACAGATGGCAAAGTTTTTTGGAAAATCCCCTAAAGACTTTCTAAAGACAGAACAAACCAAACGGTTTATTGCTGCTTTAAGCGAGGTGAAGAAAATCCTCTCGACTGATTTAGTGAGAGTTGTATATGGTGATAATGGTGGTACATGGATGCACGAAGATGTTGCTTTAGAATTCGCCCGTTGGTTAAACCCAGCCTTTGCGATATGGTGCAATGACCGTATCAAAGAGCTATTAAAAACTGGCGTAACCACCGTAAGCAATGATGATGAAGCGATAGCTTATGCTATGCAAGTCTTAAACAAGCGTCTTGAACAGACAAGGCAAGAAAAAGCAATGCTTGAACAGCAGAACAACTATTTAACTACTGAAATAAAGCAGTCAGCCCCTAAAGTAAAGTATTATGATGACTGTCTGCAATCGGTAAATACATTGACTACTACACAAGTGGCCAAGCAGATAGGACTGGATGCAGAGAAATTACATAAAAAGCTCAAAGAGATAGGGGTAATATACCGCCAGTCAGGTCAATGGCTTTTGCATTCTCCGTATTCCACATGGGGACTACATGCAACACGCACGCAGACTTATACACGTTCTGACGGTTCTACAGGTACAAGTATATATACGGTTTGGACTGAAAAAGGAAGACGGTTTATCATCGCACTATATCAGGAAGGATTTGACTTGAAAAAGGCTGTCAAACTGTTATAAGAATAAATTCAATAAGCATTTATATAGAATATCATATACGTTTTAGAATTATAGATTATGGGTAGAAATGTTGCTAAAACTCAATCATTTGAAGTATTGAGTCAACGTATAAACGAACTTGAAATGATATGCTCTCAACTTAGTGTGATGATGAGAAAGATAGAAATGAATTTTGAAATCGATACAAAAATCCAGAAACTTTTGGATAGTGCAAAGGAGCAATGCGAAGTATCCGGAAGAACTGTTACAAATAATATCCATTTACATGTGATAAGAGGAGGTAAATATGAAGAAATCTGAATACTATTCTAAAATAGTGTCATTATATCCGTTATTGTTAAGGTTCTCTTATCGTTATTTTAGAATAGAAGATGACAGAAAAGATATTGTCATGGATACGATATGTAAAATGCTTGAGAACTATGGTAAGTATAATCCAGAACATGATATATGCTCATGGGGATATGTGATAATGAAAAATCTGTATTGTACGAGATATAAAAGGTCTAAAATTATAGGTTTTATTGATGTTGAAATGATTGATGAACCTGCTGTTATAGATGTTGATGTAAGTATTACAATTATGCTTGAAGAAGTAAGTAAGATTCTATTAGATAGAAGAGTAAAACGTGATGAAGTCATTCTTTTTTCAGAGGGATATTCATATGATGAGATTAGCATTATAAAAAAGATTCCATTGGGAACTGTGAAAAGCAGAATTTCTGATAGCCGTAAACTTCTTAAAATGTTTTATTCAGAAAGAATTTTGTTCTAAAAAAAGAAAGCAGGCCTGATTGTCGGTCTGCTTTTATTTGTATGTATTTATAAATATTCAATGGTTTAAGAGTTCTTTTGTGCAGTATGGCATATACCATCATAAAATTAGGGTAAGGTTGGTTTTATTTACAATATATTGATACATAGTGATTTATTTGCATTTTAACCAAACAGGAAAAATGCAAGATTTTTGCAAAATCAACATTGTATATACCCATAATTTATCTTTGTCATATAAGGATAAACTATGGGATATACAATTTTAAAACAGGATACTATTCCGGCATGTGCTGGGCTGAAAATGGCCAGTGAGCCACAGACTATATCAACACCAAAGGAGGGTGTAAAAGATAGTGGTTATATTGACCGTTGTGACGTGCATGAGTTATTCGTATCCCCACTGGTTTGCGGCCATAATTACATGGAACTGTTCCGTTCTGTTCCAGAAGTATTCTTTCCGATTGATTACATTGCTTCACGTATATCAGGTTCCGGATTCCAATTGAAGAAGGTAAAGGACGACAGCGTGGTCTGGGAGAACAAGAGAATGAACCAGATTCTCACAAAGCCAAATTGTCTTATGTCTTGGAACGAGATGATATATTCACACTTCGTATATAAGCTGTGCACTGGCAATGCTTTCTTTCGTGCTGCTATGGGAGAAACATTCAAGGACCAGCCAAAGTGGAAATGGTGTGATAACTTTTGGGAACTTCCTGCTGATTTTGTTAATGTAGAGCCTAACAGAAGTGTCAATAGTCCAATCTTTGGAATAGCATCTGAAGATGATATTATCCGTTGTTACCGTCTGAATTACGGATATGTGAGTACGATGGAAATCCCTTCATATCAGATATGGCATGACCGTGACGGCTCACCTGAATATATGTCAATAAACGGGTTCTTGAAATCACAAAGTCGGTTGGCTGCACATCTGAAACCTATTTCCAACCTTCTTGCTGTATATGAAGCGAGAAACGTGATTTACGTAAAACGTGGTGGTTTGGGGTTCCTTGTATCCAATAAGAAGGATGAAGCTGGTACTGCAGCAATGACAGAAGATGAAAAGAAGGAAATACTTGACAGCCATTTTGGAAAATTTGGGCTGGACCAACGTAGGCTTCCTTATGGTTTAAGTGATGTTCCTCTGTCATTTGTACGAACAAACCTTACAATAAGTGAACTCCAGCCATTCGAGGAAACTCTTACCGACGCAATACAGATAGCCGGAGCATACGGTATCCATTCAGTACTTGTACCGCGTAAGGACCAGGCAACATTCAGCAATCAGGCAACAGCGGAAAAGGCTGTATATACATCTACCATCATACCGATGGCCAAGAAATTCTGCAAGCAACTAACTGCATTTCTTGGACTTGAAGAAGGTGGCTATTACTTGGATTGTGATTTTTCTGATGTGGATTGTCTGCAGCAGGGATTGAAGGAAGCTGAGGAAGTCAAGACAATGGTTAATACTAGATGTAAGGAGCAGTTCCTTAGCGGCCTCATCAGTATAAATGACTGGAGGGCACAAATCAAGGAAAGCAGATTCGAAGAACCTCTGTTTGACAAGACTTTGTTCGAGATGTCAGACGAGGAGAGAGAGATAGTAAAACAAGTAATAAGTCTTAACACAAAAAGTGAAGTTGAAAATGGAAGAGAAAACCAAAAGCCTACAGTACAAAACGAAGGCAAATGATGTGGATGAGAAGGGTATCGTAACGGTAGCTGTGAACGGTATCGGTGTGAAAGACTCACAGAACGACGTTTCCATGCCTGGCTCTTTCAATAAGACGTTGAAAGAGAATATAGGCAGAATGAGATGGTTCCTTAATCACCGTACAGACCAGTTACTTGGCGTTCCACTGAGCGGAGAAGAAAAAGAAGGAAACCTAATCATGGTTGGCAAGCTTAATCTTGAGAAGCAGATTGGACGTGATACATTGGCTGATTACAAGCTGTATGCTGAGAATGGCAGAACACTTGAACACTCTATCGGTGTGAAAGCAATCAAGCGTGATGAGACAGACCCGTGCAAGGTGCTTGAATGGAAGATGTTCGAGTATTCGACTCTGACAAGCTGGGGAAGCAACCCTCAGACATTCCTTGTAAATCTCAAGTCTGGTACGCAGGAACAGGTTAAGGAGGCAGTTGAGTTCATCAGGAAAGCGTTCAGAAATACTGATTATTCGGAAGAACGATTAAAACAATATGATATGGAACTGAATCTTCTGCTTAAAGCAATTAATGGAGGTAACGTGGTTACTTGCCCGCATTGCGGACACCAGTTTGATTACGATGAACAACATGAGCATACATTTACTCAGCAGGTGCTTGATAATGCTGCCATGTATTCGAGATGGCTTACTGACCGTATCGTAAGTCAGGAGATAGACAAACTGGAACCGGAAGTACGTGCAGAAGTTATTGCACTTATTGATTCCGTAAAGTCGGAAGGACTGGAGTTGACCGAGAAGTCTGTACAGAACTTCATGGCATACGTCCGTTGTCCGGCATGTTATGGAAAAGTCTATAGAAGTAACGCCTTGTTGCAGGATGATAGCACAAACATCTTCTCCGGAAAGTCTGAGCCGTCCAATGACACTCAGGATAAAACTGACGGTAAGCAAGAAGATGATGATGTTAAGAAAAAAGCCGCTGATAGCACTTCTTTCTTCGGTCCTTTGAATGAGGTATTTAGTAATAATGATTAAAATTTTAATTGAAGATGAAGAAATTTACAGTTGCAGATTTCGGTCTTAAGACTGACGGCCTTCCTCAGGAACAGGCTACATTTATGAACAACATCGCACAGATGATGTGTAATGTCATCAACAAGGCGATGGAGGGTGTTATCTCTCCGGAAGATATGGAAAGCAAATTGAAGGGGCTTAACGAAAAGCTGAACGGCTATGATGATGAGAAGTTCAAGCAGCTTGCTAAGGATAACGAGGAACTCATTAAAACGGTTAAAGGTCTTGGTGAGACTATCGAGAAGCTGAAATCTAAAGGTATCGGCATGGAAGTTATCAACAAGTTTGATGAAAAACTGAACGAAATGCTTGATTCAGAGAAATTCAAGGAATTCGCGTCTGGTAATTGCCGTAAGTCGGGTGTGTTTGAAGGTTTCTGTTTGAAGGACATTGTATCAATGACAGATAACTATACAGGAGACCACCTTACTACTCAGCAGCAGAATCGTGTAGTTTCGCAGGTAGCCAACAAGCGTGTCCATATGCGTGATGTTATCACTACATTGCAGGGAGATCCGAAGTACCCGAATCTTGCGTTCACACAGGTGTACGATTTTGACAGAAATGCGCGTTATGTTACTGAGAATGGAAAGCTTCCCGAATCCAGCATTAAAGTGAAGGAACAACAGACAGGTACGAAGCGTCTTGGTACTCATATCCGTCTGTCAAAGAGAATGCTCAAGAGCCGTGTATTTATTCGGTCATTCATTCTAAAGATGCTGCCTGAGGCTGTATACAATGCTGAAGACTGGAACATTCTGTTTGGTGACGGAAATGGAGAAAACCTGCTTGGTATTGTAAACCATTCAGGGGTGCATCCTATTGAGGAAATCATCAGTGATTCCATTGTCAGCGGTACTGCAGGTTCCGTCAAATCTGTATCCGGATGTAACTCAAACAAGGATACGATTGTAGAGTTTACAAATCCGCAGGACTTGATTCTCGACGGAATGACAATCACATTTACAGGAGCCACAGGAATTACTGCTCTTAACAGCGCAAACCAGTTGGTCAAGATGAATGACCGTCAGATTCTATTGAAGGGCGTTGCGTACTCGGAAGAGACTTCTACTGCATCAATGACATTCAAGGTAAGTAATAGTGCGTTCAAATCCGTAGAGGAGCCAAACTCTTTGGATGTTGTCAAGACTGGTTTCGCTGTAATGACGTACGCTCAGTACACTCCAAATGCAATTGCTTTGAATCCTATTACTGTGAACGCTATTGAGTCTGAGAAGGACACGACTGGTCGTAATCTTGGTATCATAACTACCGTAAACGGTGTGAAATATATTGCAGGTCGTCCTATTATCGAAACCAACAATATTCTGCCAGGGAAATATCTTATCGGTGATTTCAATATGGCTGCTTCCCTTGTTGATTACACCTCTTTGACTCTTGAATGGGCTGAGGACGTTGAAAGTAAGCTGCAGAACGAAGTTGTACTCATTGCTCAGGAAGAAGTAATTTTCCCAGTATATATGCCGTGGGCATTCGCTTATGGAAGTCTGTCAGCATTGAAAGAAGCAATCACTAAAGCCTGATGCTTATGTATTTGCTTAATGGAGACGAGAAGGCTCTTGAATCTGTCATAAAAGAACAGCGTATCCGTATTGGCCGTGGGTTGATTACCATCACCCCGGTCTCGGAAGCTGGGCTTGTTCCGGAAGAGGATGTCAAAAAGACATTCGAGAGCCAGCAGAAGATTATTGACAATCTTTCTGCAAAGAATGAGAATTTACAGAAGGAGAATGAAGAATTGAAAGCAAAGATAGCAGAACTTGAAACACACTTAGATGATAACAAAGATGTTGAAGATGCAGACTCTAAAGAAGTTGAGCAAACCGACACTAAAGAGGTTTCTGCCGAAGATGAAAAGGCAACCGTTGTTCAGGACGAGAAGAAAGTTTCTGCTTCGAAAGCGAAAAAATAAGGAATTGCCATGTTGATTGATGTGTCATATTTTGTAGAAGGCCCACGTCATATTCAAAACGCCTCAACATCAAAGACGGCCGGTGCCGATTCTTTAGCAGTAACCGGTCATATTGAAGCATATATTAAGGAGTTGCAGCCTGTTTTCCTCGAAGCCATGCTTGGGGAAAAAGAAGCAGGTTATGCAATGGATTACCTTGATTTGTCTGATGATGAAGAAAAAGAAGATACTGAGCCTTCAAAGTATGAAACCGTATGCAACAGACTGAAAGAGCCATTTGCTGATTTTGTCCTGTTCCATATATTGCGTGACGCTTCATCTGAAGCTACAATAACTGGGAATGTAAGGCTGAAATGTGCCAATGAGTACATTTCACCTGTCAATGCCCAGGTAATTGCATGGAACAGGATGGTTTCCGCCAATGTGAAGTTCATCAAGTGGGCGCATGAAGGTAATTGCCCGATTGACCTTGTCACGCAGACCAACATGTTGATCAAGATTAACCAGTTCAATCTATGAAAGGTATAGTTGAAATTATTGGAGATGTAGTAAAGGAAATGAGTGGGAACCTTACCATCGTAATGCCTGCTGACATCGAGAATGACAGGTTCGAGGAAGTTGTTAATCCGGAACTGAACTACATATTTGGTTCGGCCCAGTATGTGAAGGATAAACTTGATGAATACAGCAAGGTGCCTTCAACATCAGAACGTAAGTTCCCGCTTGTCGTACTGTTCTGTCCTGTTACAGAAAAGAGAGACAGTCCGGACTATTATTCTAAGGTTTCACTGAATATCCTTATAGCGTGTTCATCAACGAAGAGCTGGAGCAATGAACGGCGTCTGTATGCTTCATTCGTCAACATTCTTCGACCAATTTATGAAAGGCTGATTGAGGTAGTCAGAAATGATGGAAGGTTTGATATATACTATGACAGTATCGTTCCGCATGAATATTCTGAGAACTACTCGTATGGCAGATACGGAGCCTATACGGAATCCGGAGAGGAAGTGAGCGAGCCTATTGATGCCATAAATATACGCTCGATGGAATTAATTGTTAAAAATCAAAGTTGTAGGTAATGAGAAATACAAGAGTGTGCGAAAGCGCAGAAATGAATACAGGTGGTTCGGCCTGCAAGGTTGACTGGGGTAAGGTAAAAGGTGCAATACTTGTTGAGCATGGAGTAAAACTACCGGCAAATATTACTGCCGATGAGTTGGAAAAAAAGTGTCATGCTGACAGACCAGGCAGAATTTATCCTATTCATACATTCGTTGAATATGCGAAGAATGGTGGTGAAGCTCAGGTTAGTGCTGTGGGATACGGAGCGAACCAGTACAATGGCCTCAACGCTCAGACAGATACTTTCACGCTTCCTCGTTTTGATGAAATTCTGAATGCTGAGCTGTTGCGTTGTGCTAACAAGGAATGGGATGTGTACTTCTGGGATTCAAACAGAATGCTTATCGGTTACAATGATGGAACTGATATTCTTGCCGGAATTCCGATGTCAACAGTATATCCAGGTGCCACACCGTTCAGCACAAGCAGTGCGAAGTCAAGTATGACGGTAAATTTCTGCCACATGGATGCAGAAGACAGCCAGTTGAACTTTGACTACTTGAAGTTGGATTTCAATCCTGCGAATGTGATTAAGGGATTGACTGAGGTCATGTTGGTTGAAAATGAAAGCAACAAATTCAAGATTATTGAATGTGTCGGTGGATATGACAGAACTGCAGAATTTGCCACTGCATTGTCCTCAGGTGCATCCGAGGTATTTGAAGGGGTTACATCAGCTTCGTATGAGGACGGTTATCTCACAATTACTCCTGGTGACGGTGAGATTTCAGTTAAATCACCTTCTGTTCTGTACGAGAAAGATGTCAAATGGGTTGAATTTGTTAAGGTGGTCAAAGCGTCATGATTGTAGATGGAGTCAATTTTGTGGAAAAGCAGGTCAAGATGATGTCGAAAAAGAAATTCATTGATACTCACATGACCTGTATCTGGCAGAAAGTTGCTGAGGAGAATCGAAGAAAGAAACTTTCTGACGTGTATGACCGGATTGCTGGTAAGTCTGTAAAGGATGCTGACGGTGAGTCTGCTGATAAGTGATGGTTTTGGTTGATTAAGCCGGGCGGAAGTCCGGCTTTAATTTTAATTGTATGGCTGATTTCGAGAAATTGGAGAATGTGATAAACAGAATTGCATCAGGATTTGAAAAGTCATGTATGGATTGCCTTCAGGAAAACAATATAGAAATTGCAGACCTTGTAAGGGAACAGCTATATTCTGGTCTTGACGGTAATACAGACAGTCTTAGACCAGGATATTCAGAAGATCCATATTTTAGAGAAACTACATCTATGTGGCATAATGATCCAGACGGGTATATTGAATGGAAAAGGAAGATAACACCTCCGATAAAAAGTCCGAGACTGAATCTTCCTCCAAGGCCTGTTGATGTTCCTAACTTGTATATTACCGGTCCGTTCCATGAAAGTATCCGCGCATCTGTTGCAGGTGACACTCTTTCGATTGATACTGTGGGATTCGTTGATGGTCCTGACATAGTAAGGAAATACGGGAATGACATTCTCATGTTGGGAAAGGACGCAAGAGAGTATGTTGTACTTCAACTTCTCGAGCCTTTTTTGAAACGTTTTTTCAAACAATGTGGGTATAAATGATGGGATGCGGTTGCGAGAATAAGAAAATCATGTCTGACTATGAGCGTGTGGCCATGCTTGCAAAAAAAGCTGCCATGCTGGACGGATGTGTGTACGTTGTGTACAGGAAGAGTGACGGTACCTACTCGTTCGATAAGGAAGGTACCAAGGTGGATGGCGTTATTGTTGAATATAAACATTACTTGTGATGGGAAATTTGAAATTGAAGGATTTCGTCGATGAGGAATCATTGAAGAAGTTGCAGGAACTTAGGAGTACAATATCAGATGTAAGGCAGGATTACAAGGATGCTGCATCGGAACTTATCAAGGGACTTACTGTTGACGTCAAGGTAAAGGGAGATATTGACAAGTTGCAGGCCATATATAATACTCAGGCTAAGAACGTATCTTCCGCATCTGAAAAACTTACTGATGCATTCAGTCGTCAAGCAGAGGTCGCTGAACAACTGATGAAGAAAATCAAGGAGAAGGCAGATGCAGAAAAGCTGAGTACAAAAGAGGTAAAGGAATTGTCAAAGGCATCAGCAGAAGCATCCAAGGCAATGCAGCAGGCTGCAAAGGCTGAGGAAGCAATGAATAAGGCCCAGAAATCTGCGAACACTACCAGAAAGGCTGCTGCCATGACCGAAGAGGAGCGAATCCGTTTCATCAAGGAATCTTTGGAGTTGGCAGACAAGGAGGTGCATAGCATTGAGGAAGCAAATGATGTTAATAAAAAATTGCGTCAGGCTGTAAAGATGGTACGTGATACTGATGAAGATTATAAGAATACTCTTGGAAAACTTAATTCTACTATCGGTGTCAATACAGATTACGTTAAACGTAACAGTGACCGATATACTCAGCAGAAGATGGAAATCGGAAACTACAAGGAGAACATCAAAGCTGCATGGATGGAGATAGAGCGAGGAAACAGCTCCATGAAGAATATGGGTATCATCGCATCGAATGTCGGTAATATTTTAAGACGTAATTTTTCTAAAGGCATAAGTAATGTAGGTGTTGGTGTCGCATCAATGGTAAAAGGATTTGTAGGAGCACAGGCTGTACTGACAGGTGTTCAGAAGTTAATATCATTGTTCAAGGGTGGAATACAGACATCTATTGAATTTGAAGCTGCTAACTCAAATCTTGCTGCAGTCCTTGGTACAACATCTGATAAGATTAAAGACTTGCAGAACGATGCCCGTGAGCTTGGAGCATCAACCAAGTACACAGCAGCAGAAGCCACAAACTTACAGATAGAACTTGCTAAGTTAGGTTTCACTGCTCAGGAAATTAAAGACAGTACGCAGTATATCTTACGGTTTGCTCAGGCTACTGGTGCGGAACTTCCTGATGCGGCTTCGTTGGCCGGAGCAGCTTTAAGAATGTTCGGTGCCTCAACAAAAGAGACCGAGCGTTACGTGTCCGCAATGGCTGTATCTACAAGTCGTAGTGCGTTGTCATTCTCTTACCTTGCGACAGCGATGCCTATTGTTGGCCCTGTTGCCAAATCATTTAACTTTACCATTGAAGACACGTTGGCGTTGTTAGGAAAGCTTTCTGATGCTGGATTTGATGCGTCAATGGCTGCGACAGCTACACGTAACATTCTGCTTAATCTTGCAGACAGTAACGGTAAGCTTGCAAAGACATTGGGTGAGCCTGTTAAGACTTTGCCAGACCTTGTAAATGGGCTTGTCAAGTTGAGGGATAACGGAGTTGACCTTAATACCACACTCGAACTTACGGATAAACGTAGCGTGTCCGCATTCAATGCGTTCCTTACGTCAGCTGATAAGATTGTCCCACTCAGAGAACAGATTACAGGAGTAGAGGGGGAGTTGCAGTCAATGGCAGATGTGATGTCTGACAATATGGCTGGTTCGTTGAAGTCATTGTCATCCGCATGGGATGAACTTATGCTTACCATAAACGGAAGTAACGGATGGATGCGCAGCGTGGTTGACTGGGTTACTGGTATGGTACGTGGACTTTCCGCTTTACTTGCTTCTGTGGAAACAATCGAGACAAAAATGATGTCCGGATACGAGAAGTCATACATGAAAATCACAAAGAGTGCGGACATTATTGGGAAGTACGAGGAACAGATAGCTAGAGATACAGAGAAATACGTGAAGCAGGGAATGTCTGCAAAAGAGGCTGAGGAAAAAGCACGTGACATACAGCTTAAATCACTTGAGGAACGTATAAAGAAGGAAGAAGTGCTGATAGCTGATGCGGAAGCTAAGAAGAAAGAGATACAGGATAAGGAAACTTGGTATAATAAGGCATACCTTCATAAAATGGAGGATGGAAGCTATAAGACATATGCTGCTATGGAACTGCAACAGTCCGAAGCTATCGCAAAATCAAAGGCAATGATTTCAGTGTACAGATCGTTGTCGAGCGAGATAAAGAATGTGTCAGGTGCAAGTACGACTGGAGGTAATGGTGTAAAAATAGAAACAGATAAGGAGAAGGCTGCACGTTTGAAGGTTGAAGCTGACTTGCAGAGGTCTCAGACTGCACTCATGGAAGAAGGACTTGATAAGGAACTGGCTACAATCCGCTATGGTTACCAGCAGAAGATTGATGCAGTAAAAGGTAATTCATCCGCAGAAATGGCGTTGAGAAAATCGTTACTTCAAGAAATGAACAACGCTTTGTCGAAGGCTTCTGAGGAGTATGAGAAGAATCGTGCTAGTATTGACCTTCAGAATCGTCTTGCCTCGGTTGAGGAAGGAAGTGATGAAGAAATGTCAATTCGTCTTGATATTCTTGAAAAGCAGAAGGAAGAAGAAATTAAGGCTGCTGAAAGTAATGGTGCCGATGTGAGCCTCATCGAGCAGAAATATCTTAATGAAAGGCGTAAGATTTATGAGGAATATGCTGCTGATTATGTTGATGAGATTTCTAAATCTGCCGCAGCCGAACAGGTTGTAAGGAATGCACAATATAATTCCGACCTGAAAGAGTTGGAAAAGCTGCATGCCAAGAAACTTATTTCGGATGAGGAATATGAGAAAAAGAAGGCTGATATAACAGAACGGTATTCTATTGATACAGCCAAGGCTGCCATATCTTCTCTTGAGGAACAGTTGGCAGTAGAGGAACTGAATGATGATAAACGTGAAGAAATAGCCGAAAGACTCCAAAAGGCTAAGGCTGATTTGGCAAAGGCTGAAGCAGATGCGGAAATAAACGAATTGGAACGAATCAAGAAGAAAGAGGAGGATATGGAGGATGAGCGAAATGAAAGAATCCAAAAAAGTATCAATATTGCTATGGATGCACTTTCTACGGTTGCAGATTTCGCTTCAACGATGTATCAGCGTGATATAGAGGAACTCGAAAAACAGCAGGAAGCAAACGAAGAAGCATACAATGCTGATGTTGAAAGGATTGAAGCACTTGCCGAAAGTGGAGCAATATCTGAGGAAGAAGCTGAAGCAAGGAAAAGAGCTGCTGAAGCTGAAACATCAAGAAAGAATGAGGAACTTGAGAAGAAGAAAGTACAGTTGCAGCAGAAACAGGCTAAGTGGGATAAAGCTGTACAGATAGCACAGACTGGAATTGCAACGGCACGTGGTATAATGGAAGCATGGCAGTTAGGTCCTGTTCTTGGTGCCGTAATGGCTGCCGTTGTTGCCGCAATGGGTGCTGTGCAGGTTGCTACTATCGCAGCAACACCAATTCCTGCATACAAGGAAGGTACTAAGAACGGTGGACATATTGGAGGATTGGCTATCGTTGGTGATGGTGGAAAGCATGAGGTTGTTGTGTATGGTGGTAAGTCATGGGTAACTCCAGATGTTCCTACCGTGGTAGATTTACCGAAAGGTGCTGAGGTGTTTCCTGATATAAATGAATTCGTTGGGAATGTAAGAATGAATCCTATATATGATTCAGGAATAAGTAGTCCTGTTGTTGTAAATGATTATTCTGAACTATCTCGTGAGATGAAAGGAATGCGTGTAGAACTCAGGAAAATAATGAAGATAATACATAAGGAAGCATACAACTCTAATTATGAACATTATAAAAGTACAATATTATGATAACTACATTAAGCAGGTTGAGTATGTTTGATTTTATTGAACTTCTTTGTGGAAACAGAGAAGTTCTTATGGAGGAAGGTGATAATAATTCCATGCTGGAAAATGTGGCTTCAGAATTGATATATCAGTATCAGAGCATAGTAAATCCTTCCGGAATAGAATCTGCAATTTTAGAAAAGGAAGAGAAAATAAAGATTAAGTACAGGATTACTATTGCAAAGATATTGAAGGCGCTTATTAGCATAAACGCTGTAGATGATGTTGTTGGACTTCTGTCAGAAATGGGAATTACTGGTATTGAGCGTGAAAAGATTCCTTCAAGAATAGACCGTATGATTGCAGAAGCGGAGTACATGAGAAAGAGGATTGAAGATACTTCTTCTGCTGATAGAAAGAAAAATACTCCTGATGATGTACGTGCATCATTTGACAGGGAGATAGCGTTTCTTATGACTTATTTCAAAATGAATATTGACACAAGAATCATTACTGCAGGTGTGTATGCGAATATGGTTCATCAGGCAGATGTTGAAATTAAAAGAAAATTGCATCGTTAGATAACTTTTTTGCTGCTTGTCGAATTTTTTTCCGTTTGGTTTGTAACACGATTGTAACACTAATAATCGTAATAGACATGGAAGAAAAATTCGACAATGTGGCTTTATTGCCAGTAATTAATGAGAAATGTGACATAATAATTCATCTTTTATCGTCACTTTGCGACAACCCGGATTTTCTTATAGACTTACTCAGAAAGACTACTGAGAAGCAGAATAAGTTTTCATCATCTCGAATGAAAATATTGCATGGACATGGGGTTGGAGCAGATAGTGATTGAGCAATATCAGTGGATATTGGGACTGGCAAGAAAGTATTGCAGGAATATGATGGACGCAGAAGACCTTGCCGAAGAGACTGTGTATAAGATTCTGTCAAATAAAAGTAAATATGATTCTTCCAAGAGTTTCCGACCATGGTGCAGCGTTATTATGTTGAACACATATATAACAACATACAATCATGAATCATTGATACGTTTCGATTCTGAGGAGAAGGCTGATCATATCCATTCTTATTTCGATGCGGACAATGAAACGTTAAGGAATGAACTTTATGGGATAATTGAAAAATGCAGGAGAAAATCATGTTCCGTTGATTGCGCTATAATGTATGCTGAGGGTTACTCTTATGAAGAGATAGCAAAAAAGATGCATATACCATTAGGTACGGTTCGTAGCCGTATCTCGTTTGCTCGTAATATGATTAGACAATGTGTTGTAGATTAATAAGTTAATTATGGTTTGACAATTGAAAATGGCGAAGTTTACGATTGCATATATAGTCAATCTGAACTATCTTTATAGTACAATTAAAATATAAGTCAAACCAAATAATTAGCATTATGGAAAAGAGTAATTTTCGAGTAAGAGTGATGAAGTATGCACACCAGTTAGCAAAAACAACAGAATACACGTGGAAAATCTGTCTTATTAAGGCATGGGAGTTATACAGACTTGCTAAAAATATGAGAAAGGGTATTGTGAAATTTGCATTCCAGAAAGTTGACGGAAGCATCAGACATGCTTCCGGAACATTGTACAATCTTCCGGCCGGAACATCAATTCACGGAAAAAAAATGACAAAGCCAAGTTACAAGACATTTGCATACTTTGATGTAGATAAAGGAGAGATGAGATGCTTTAAGATAGAAAACCTTGTAACTGTTTATTGATATGGAAAGTTTTATTGTTACTACTTCCGGGGAAGTATCATTTACTTTCCCGGCAAACGGGAGTGATTTCTCGTTGAAAGAATTGCAGGATTCTGTTAATGGATATATAGAGATTGTTCCAATAAGAAAGAATGTAGGTCCTTTGATTTTTAAGGAATTTGATAAGGAGGGGTTTGCAATAAAATTGACTGATGAATATATTATGATTGTTAACTCTGATGGGAAGATTGAGTCTCAGCAGTTCAATTATGTAGCAACAGTACTGGCAACGGCATCGGAATCCATAAGTCCTGGAGACTGGATTGCTGGAGATGTACTTGTCTGCAGAAGTAGCATGGTTAAATAGTTCGGTTTTGTGTAATGTATTTTATATCAGTTGTTTGCGTGTTTTTGGATGAGCAGGATTTTAGGCAAGCCGTAGTCGGTTTGCCTATTTTTATATATTTGCTTTTGTTGAAAAAAGCATGAAAATGAATTGCAAATTCTATATATCACTTGGCTCTAGTAAAGTTGAAATATCAAAATCAAATTGCATTGATATTTCTGACATGATTACAAATCTTGATGACATAAAATTGTCGTATGTGAGGTCTGATTATGGTGGTGTTGTGAGAAAATGTGGTAGTACAATCACGTTGACTGGAAAGGCACGAAATATGATTGTTTCTTATTATACTGAGAATAAATTGAAATCGACAGGAGCATTTGCTGTTTATAGAATTAATAATAACTGGGAATATGACTTGCTGTTTGAATGCCCAATCGATTTTTCTACATTCAAGTATGATGGATATACTGCACAGATAGCCTGTCTAGATAATTCTGTTGCTGCAATATTGAACTCAAACAAGGGGACTAAGTATGAGGTTCTTGTTGATGAAGTCAAGGAAGGTAAACAGCTATATTTTGATGGGGTAAGGTTGTTAAATACTGTAAGAATTGTATTTACTGGAAATTCTGTTGATGATGAAAGTTATACGATAAGAGAAAATGTTGATTGCAGTGGTTTTGTATATTATATACCTCCTGTTTCTTATGCAGAAAGTGATATTCAAGTCGATGGATATGTAAAAATGAATGACCAGGAAGAAGGATTGTCTGGAAAAATTGACACATCTTCTTCATGGGTGACTGCAGGGCCTAATCTTAATACAACGAGTTACTTTCTTGAAGCAGTTAAAGATGTCAGCATTGAGATTGATTTAAAGTCAATTTCAATAAATGTTGTAAACTCTGTAAGTGGTGAACTGAACGATGTAATGGTATCATTGTATAAAATTCCAGTGAATGGTAATCCTGTATCTATTGTTAGTTCGTTTGTAAATGCGAGTGGATTATGTAATGTAAATCTTTTGAAAGGTGAAAGGCTTCAGTTGTGCTTGCATCGTTTTATGCTTATTAATCCTGTTAGCTTTGGAAGATCTACATTTTATTTTTATAACCTTGGTGAACTTAGATGGAATGAGACTGGAGAAATAAGCTATATCGATGTTGTAAAGCCTTCTTCTTTACTGAATAATCTTATCGAAAAAATGGGGATGGCTTCTTATGTAAGGGGAGAAGTTAATTTTGATAATACGGAGTTAGACAAAATATTACTTGTTGCTGGTGAGTCAGTTAGAAAATTTAATTCAGCAAAGTTGTATACGTCATTCTCTGATTTTTGCAAATTTCTTGAAGTAGTAGCAGGAATGGTTTATGTGATAGAATCAGATGGAGAGAATACTAATATAGATGACGGTTCTGATGATGTTGATTATACAAAGGATTATGTATATGATGATGTTCAGATTGATGCAGATGAGTTTGTAAGGCCTGGAAAATATTATACGGATTTAACAAATGAAGAAATAGATGCATTATTGCCTGATGATGTGACATTAGTTGATGTAGTGTTTTTTGAGGATTACTTATTCGGTGGACTTGGAAATAATGGGGTTTATTACTTCTTTAATTATCCTGGAATAGAGAAGTATAATGAGATGAATAGTAGTTTTGATATTGTTATAATAGATAAAAACATATTGTATGATTCTGTTTCAAAGAAATATTACATCACAGATTCAGTTAACAACAGATTAAATGATTATTTTATTTCGTCACTTGATTTTTCAAGATATAATCATCTTGCACGGTTTGGTGGATTTATTATAGGAAATATTTTTGATTCAGGGGAATACGATGGTGATGTAAACAGGGAGAATATTTTCTTCTCGAAAGAATTGTCTAAATTCTTGTACTATCAATCAGGTTCGTACTATAGTGTTTTTGAAGATTCTGAATCTTACCAAAAAGATGGCCGTTTAAATCCTTCTGCTGTTTTTGTTGATATTTCTGACCTTAGTAGCTACGATGATGGAACATCATATATCTCAACATCAGGAAACAGATTGCTTATGTATAATGGTCCTGTTCCTTCACTTCCAGAGAGGAACGATGGAGAAGATACTCCTGTAGTTATACCTACTGATAGGTATGTTATAAAATTTGTACATAGAAATTCTGTATTCTTAAATAGTGTGTCAAAAACTTTGAGTGTGGTCAGTGAACCTGAGTACAGCGTATCTTCTGGAAGGATTTACTCATCTGTGAAGGTTGGATATGCAAAACAGGACTATGATTTAGGGAATAATGGTAAGGATGAGTTTAATTCTACAATTGAATATTCTACTGGACTGAATCTTAAAGAGCAGACACTTGATTTTTTATGCCCATACCGTGCTGATAGTTATGGATTTCAGGAATTGTCGAAGAAGAATGTTAATCAGACATCTGATTCTGATAGTGATAATAATACATTCATAGTTTATACATCTATAGCAGATTCATGTTATAAATTGGATAGAAGTATATCTGTTGATGGAGTGTATACAGAAACTATATTTAATGCCAGATTGTTTCCACATTTTCTTATTGATGCAAATGAAAGGTTCCTTGCATCATATACTTCGCGTCTTATATATACTTCGAGTGATATTTTGGATAATATCATGATAAACTCTAATAGAGTGAACAAAAATGTATCTCTTGCATCGCAATTGTTTAAGGAAGGGGATATTACCGTTAAGACAAATGATTTCATATTGCCTGAAGACTGGAATGGATACGTAGATTTTGAATGGGATGGGAAATTATATAAAGGGTATCTGAAAAATCTTGATATTAATGTATGCAATGATGAAGTGTTTGAATATGAATTAATTGAATGCTAATATGTATAAGATAAGTCCTTTTACTCCATTATTCTTCAATCCATCTACGGATATTGGATTATCAAGCAGATATATGCAGTCATTCTCTCCGTATGACCATATTCTTTTGCAAATAATAGCATACAATGAAAGTAATTCCCCATCAGTATATATCGTTGATGTAATAGACGGGAAAAGGCGGATGGTTAACATGAGGTCTTGGTTGATGAACCCCAATGAAACTTTGTATTTCACAGAAATAACAGGATTGAATGATGGCCTATATTCTGTTGAAGTTGATGGGGTATGTTCAGAAGTATTCCGTGTGACAGATGATGTCTCTGGAACTGTTCTATTACAGTATTCAAATCCTAATAATAGGATGAGAAAGGATGCTGTATTTTGGATTGATGGAATGCAATACTTTTTTGATTTCAGAATACCTGGTGGATTTAAGGATGATGATTGGGTTTTCGGAGTAGATAATGAGCAATATACAACTTCAGGTAATGATGTTATTGACATATATAGTATTGACAATGTACAGAAGTCTCTTACTATGGGAGGTTCAAAAGGCTGTCCAGTGTGGTATGCAGAGTTGCTAAACAAGGCATTATGTTGCAGCTATTTTTATGTCGATGGCGTTCGTTATGCCAGGGTTGATTCTAATGTACCTGAAATGAATGTACTTGTAGAGGGTATAAGGTCTTATGTGTTTAAACAGGCAATAAGAAGGGTTTCATTGTTAAATCCTGATATTGAAACGAACAACAAGATGATAATGAGACGTGTAGATGATTCACGTTATAGAACCATTGATAATGATAATTACAGATTTAAAACTATAGATTTATGACAAACGACGAAAAACAGGAAATCATATCATCTGTGATTCAATCCTTACAGACAAATTCTGCTACAATAGACCAGTTGAGTGAGGTTGAATCTTGTTCAGAGGGTGATTTTATAGAGCTGAATAAGGGAAGAAAAATCAGTGCTGAGAATCTTGCAAAGGATGTATCTTCAAAAGTTCTTCAAGAAGCTAATCAGGCTGTCGCCGAATCACAGAACTATGCTGAGAAGTCCGAAGAGTCTGCAAATGAATCTGAGGAATATTCTGAAAAATCCAAGGAGTATTCTGAAGAAGCAAAGAGACAGGCTGTATTGGCCGGCCAGTCAGGTGAACTTGCGCAGTATGCGAAAGAACAGGGAGATTATGCGAGAGAACAGGGGGACAATGCTAAGGAGAAAGGAGAAGAAGCTGTTTCTATTGCTGAAGATGCTGCTAAAAGGGTGACGAATGATGTACTTTTTAAGACCGAACAATCATTATCGGAAGAAGAACAAGCGCAAGTATTAAAAAATATTGGGATAAAGTCTGTTGTAACTGAATATAATTATTTAGATTTAAATAGTATAATTATAAATTTTGATGGAAGTAATAAGTACGTTACTAAAATACCATGTACTGTCCCATTCTTTATTTTATCATTTGAGGTACGTGGAGAAGCACTGTTAGATAGAAAGAAATATAATGTAATTTTTTTACAAGATAGTGTAAATAAAAATTATTCAATGAATTTAGAAGCAATTAATCCTTATTTGACTGGAAGGATTGTTGCTAATGAAGAAGAATCAGATCCTGGTGTATTAACTCTTAAATGTTCTGGCGTTGAAAGTTCTGATCCTGATTATAATAGAATAACTTTAACTTCAGCTTGTTATCCTTCTGATTATGTATCTAAATTCAAAGGTAATTTTGAATCTGAAGAAGTTCTACAGTCGGTTAGGGGAACTATTGGCTGCTATGCATTTGTTGGAAATCCTCGTCACATCTATAACTGGGATACAGAGACAAATAAATGGAAGGATGGAGGAGAGCTTATTACTATTACAGATAAGGAACTATCTGAAGATTCAGACCGTCCTGTAGCTAATTCTACTCTTTTTAAGAAGTTCAATGAGATTGAAAAGAGCATTACTGATACCAAGAAAGAACTATCTGATAAGATTGATGAAAATATCTTCTTTAAAAATGTATCTAAAAATGGCGAAAGATTAGATTTGGCTTCCGCAGTCAATCTTGTTCCGGAAGAACTCAGAATTCATGGGTTTGAAGTGCGTTATCTTTCCGATGATGGTTCATGGATTGACGTTACTTTCACCGGTGATTCCATTGAAAACTGGAGCACTGAAAGTAACTGGAAACAGATTTCAGGTGGAGGTACTGGAAGCGGATTCTACAATGTTTCCGTGCAGCATCCATTGATAGAAGGGTATTACACTATTGAAACAGCACTTCAGGCAATCGCAAACGACAAGATAGATGATGAAGATAAGAAGGGTAAGATTATTACATTCGAAGTATCTGCAGGTAAATGGGAGGACTATCGTTTTTCAGGAACCAGCATTGAAAGCTGGCTTGAGCCTTCTGCCTGGGAACGTTTCGGAGGTGGAGATGCGATTAAGAAAATTAAAGTAACAAAAGGTATTTCTGTTCAAGAGTTGACACCGGATGAAAATGGACATGTTGACCTTGAGATACCAGTTGTTGAAGTGGACCAGGCCGTTAATGAAAATTCAACTAACCCTGTAAGTGGAAAGGCTGTATTCAATGAGTTAAAGAAGAATACAGGCTCGGTGGCGTCAGGAATACAATTGAACGCGATAGGAGAGGGTGATGAGAAGGTATATTCTATCTCTCTCTTGAACGCAGGAGGTGAAGTGATAAGTACTACAGACCAGTTCTCGGGTGCAGGTGGTGGAAGCAGTCTTGCAACGAAGGTAATTCTTACTCGAGTTACAGCAAACAAGACTGTAAAGATTGGAGACGATGTGAAATTGACATACAAGTATGACCATGTCAATTCTGAGACTGGAGAATCAACGGGAAATCCGGCTAAGGCGATAGTGACAATCATACAAGGTGCTAACACCAATACATTAGAAAGTAACATCTATGCAGGAAGCAGCAATACTGTTGATGTGACAAAGTATATGGGAGTAGGTACCAATACTGTAAGGGTAAAGGTTCAGGTCGGTGAAGGCGCAGAGATGCAGGTTTCTCAAATTACATGGACAATCAATGTGGTTCAGTTGACTCTATCCAGTTCATTCAATATTGCAACATCTATCAATAGAGGAGATAGTGTCACTATCCCTTATGCTCTGTCAGGAGCAGGAAACAAAACATTAAGGTGCTACGTTGATGGTGTTGACAAGGAAGATAGAAGTATAACTGCTTCAACAGCGAATGGATCATTCAGTATAGATACATCTGGAATGTCACATGGAACCCATTCTGTTCAGCTTGTCGTAGAACTTGAGCTGTCTGAGGATAATATAATTAAATCAAACAGCATATACTTTGCAATAGGTGTTAGAGAAACTGATAATAATGCTCCGATAGTATATGCAAGGTTCGACTATCCTGATGGAAGCCTTATCTTGGGAGAAAATACGCCTTACATACAAACAAAGCAGTTTGATGTATATACACTATCCTATGCCGCATATAATCCTAAAGAAACTCCTACAAATGCCATCGTATATGTTGGTGAAGATGTAGCCTCATCATCATCTGTTCCTTTCGTTGTACAGAATCTTACGCTTCGTGCTTCTAATTATGGAGAACAGAAGTGCCGGATTGTTGTAGGCAAAACTGAATACAGCTTCAGATTGATTGCAGAGAAGAGTGAACTCAATATAAGTGAACCCACAGACGGAATGACTCTCAAACTTTCTGCACAGGGAAGAAATAATAATGATGTCAACCGTGAAGAATGGAGTTATAACGGCATTCAAACTGTGTTCGAAGGATTCAAATGGGGCGGTGACGGATGGATTGGAAATGCGTTAAGATTGAATGACAAAGCTCGTGCTGTCGTTCAATATGCTCCGTTAAGGCAACCAGACCAGAACGTAACTAACGCTTTTGCTTTTGCTGTAAAGTATAAGGTCTCTGAAGTTGTGGATGATGAAGCTGAGTTGATAAGATGCGTTGACGGTGATGGAACAGGTTTTGTGATAACATCACAGGAAGCAAGAATGCAGACTAAAGGTAAGTCCTCATTATCCATGAAGATGGCTTCAGGCGAAGTCTATGAGGTAATGTTTGTCTCATTTCCTAAATCAGCATCTGGTTCATCAGAATATGAGAAACTGAATACTGAGATGGTATATCTGTATATCAACGGAATCATGTCAGGTTCTGTACAGAGGTCTGCTTCTGATAGCATTTATCAGTCAGACCCGCAGTTTGTTACCATGGGAGCAGACGGTGCCACGTTAGATGTGTATCTGTTGAGGGCTTATAATACATATCTTAGTGATTCTCAGGTTTTGGATTGTTATATGATTGACCAGGATTCTGTTGATGACATGTTTGCGTTGTATGAATCAAATAATGTGATTGATGACAACGGAAATGTTACAGTTGACAGTGTTCCGGACGGAATGCGTTATATCATCATTACCGGGCGGCAGGACAATGGGGTTCCTACTGTTCTCCAAGCGGCTGTCAATAACGACAAAGACCCGAAATATGATGTGGACGAGATGCTTTGTGTGGTGAAAGGGAACCAGTCATTGAACTTCAAGTGCGTGGGAGGATGTATCCGTCTGCAGGGAACTTCATCACTTGCATATCCGATAAAGAACTACCGCATTTATTTCAAGAATGCTTCCAAGGTAGCCGGTGATTTGTATCTTGGCTGTGACGAACAAGGTGTTGGAGGAGAGCTTCAGGAAGAGGCGAAATACTCATTCCGTCAGGCAGGTACATCCAACAAGGCAGCAGCTCCTGTGGATTGTTTCTGTCTTAAGGCTGACTTTGCCGAATCCTCATCATCACATAACACTGGTATGGCAAAAATTGTACAGAATATCCTTACTGCTGCAGGAGAGTTGACTCCTGCTCAGGCACATTGTTCAGGAGAATATGGATATGATGTGCGAACAACCATCGACGGTGAACCTTGTTACCTGTTCTACCGCGGTACCCTGGACGAAACTCCACAGTTCCTTGGCAAGTTCAATTTCAATAACGACAAGTCAACAGAAGCTGTATTTGGATTCTGCGATATACCTGGTTATCATGACCAGTCGTGGGTAGCAGATAAGTTTAGTGGCGTTAACCCGACCGAGTGCTGGGAGTTCCTGAACAATGACTACCCGATGGGCATGTTCCTGGATGATGATTTTGATACAAAGGGTGATGACGGTACCCCGAACTGGCTGAAGGTATTTGAGGCGAGATTCCCGGATGATGACGACATAAACGCCGAGTATGAGGCTGGAACCCGTAAGCCGAAATATCTTGAGCCGTTGGTTAAGTGGGTAAAGAGCACACAGAACGACGGTGGAAAATTCAAGGCTGAGCTCGCGGACTGGTTTGATGTAGACTATTTGTGCGACTATTATATGTTTACTGAAATAATGGGATGCGTAGACCAGCGCGTGAAGAACATGATGATGGGATTCTGGTATGATCCGGAAAAAGACAAGGTTCTTGCCTATATGATATTCTATGACTGTGATACTATTTTGGGTGTGCGTAACGACGGCCGTCTGAAGTATTCCTGGGATGTGGACGAAAACACTGTCGATCCTGAGCTTTCAACTGAAGAAAAGACGGTGTATGCCTATGCTGGTCATGATAGTGTATTGTGGAAGAATCTTCGTGAACAGTTCCCGGAAGAATTGCAGGCTGCGTACAGACGTATTCGTGAACGAATGTCAAACAGCACTATATTTAAAATGTTCGATGACGAGCAGAGCGCAAAGTTCTGTGAACGAATATATAACCTTGATGCTTTGAACAAATATGTTGAGCCGAAGACATTAGGTGTTGAAGTAAATCAGGATGGTTCAGTTACAAATGTCAAGTATTCGTACCTGGAAGCTATGCAAGGTAGTCGTAAGTCACACCGTCACTGGTGGATAACGAATCGTATGGGGTTATTTGATGCAAGATATAGTACGGGACAATATACAGCAACTGATATATCGTTCAAAGGAAATAGTGCTGCAGGTGCTACAGTAAAGGCTACTCCGCTTCGTGATTTCTATTTTGAATTCCGTCGTGAAGGTGATACAATGGTGCATCAAAAGGTTACTAAAGATGTGGAATGGAGTTATACTTATAACCAGATGGCCAACATTGGAACAATATTCCACCTGTACGGTGGTGAATGGATGAAGAAACTGGACCTGTCTGCGTGGGGTGGATTTACGGACATGAGCCTTCCGACGCTTCCTGTTCTTGAGGAGCTTATTCTTGGAAGCAGCGCAAAGACATACGCACTGACAGAGCTTGTTCTTGGAACGAAGATACCGATGCTGCGTAAGCTTGAGGTAGTCAACTACACCAACCTTTCGAGTCTTGACCTGTCAGGATGCAACCGTCTTGAAGAAGTGAACGCATCCGGATGTACAAAGATGTCTACAATAACCTTTGCTGAGGGTGCGCTTATTAATAAACTTCATCTTCCTGAAAACTTCCAGACTCTTGTACTGCGTTCAATGCAATATATAGAATGGGATGCTATCACATTTGATGCAAAGAATAATCTTACAGGATTATGGATTGAAAATTGTGCCCTTATAGACGGTAAAAAGGTATTTGATGAGATGTTCGCTCTTAAAGGTGCATTGAAATATGTTCGTATAACTGGAATTAATCTGGAAGGAGACGGAAGTGATTTGAAGGTTTGGTATGATTCTGGTATTGGAGGTATTGACGCTCAAGGTATCACTACAAATACAAGGTGTAAGCTGGTTGGCAACTACAAACTGACTAAGTATCTTGATGAAGAAGTGTATGCTAAATATGCTGAACGGTTTGATGAGCTGAATATTCGTCAGCCTCAATATACTATGATTGAGTTTGATGATACAGTTCCGGACGATGCAAATATATCTAACCTTGATAATGAGACCGGATACAAGTTTGGTAATACTTATCAGACAAGTGCTCATATATCAGTTATCAGGAGAAACAGACATCGGGTACTTGGTAAACTGAAATCAGAAGGAAAGATGGTTATATGCCAGCTTCATGATGAGGATAGTAATTATTATGCGGAAGCGGAAGTAGCAGCTTCAGGAACACCGGCTAAGTTGGATTCTACTGAAGGTGACGTGTATATCTATGAGCCTCATTATTGGTATAAGGGTATCAATGACTACCTGAATAACAAGAAGTATTCATGTTTCAGTTCGAATGAAGAAATGCCGGATAGACCTGAATGTAAGGTTATTGGTTATGATGAGATTGAGTCTGAAAAGAATGTGCGTGAAGGGTATAAACTGACTGTTGGAAGACAGCATCTTGATGATGCTTATTCACAGGATTCAAATTATCTTGTCTGTAAAGTTAACGTGTTTGGATATAAGAAAGTGAGATTCCCGACTGTACTTGGTACATCAATGATTGGTTCATGTTTTACAGATTCCGGAAAGAATGTAGTGAAGGATGTTTTTGTAGATTCTCTAAACAACAGGTTTGTCAATGGTATGTATATTATCTGTGATGTTCCGGAAGGGGCCACGGAATTGAACTTTACTATTCATAAGAATGCAGAATTTGATTGCGTAGTATTGAGTAACAGCGATAAGATTGAAGATATGGAACCTGATTGGGTTGAGCATGATGCTTGTCTTGTAGCTGTGTTCGAGGCATGTACGATAGGTAGTAAATTGTATTCTGCTGCTACAGGTAATGCAAGTGTTGGCTCATTGACTCAGATTGATTTCATCTATTATGCCAAGCAAAGGGGACTTCAACTTATTGACTGGGAGATGCACAAGGATATAGCTAACTTGTTTTTTGCTTTCTATGGTCGTCGTGATTCTCAGGACCAGTGCGGATATGGACAGTCAACAGAACAGAGAAATATCGGAACTACGGCATTGCTTGGTATGCAGGATACCATAAGCTATAATTCAGATGGAGGAGCACATCAGACTTCCAATGCATGGTATGTACGCCCAAATGAAGATGGAAAGAATGTATATTCTCTCATTTACAATACAAACTGCATGGGATATGAGAATTTGTACGGTGATAAGTATGAATGGTTGTCAGGTGTTTCTTTGCCTAACACGAATACTCAGGAACAATATAAGTTGTTGATAGAGATGCCAGATGGAAGCACTAGAAAGGTAAAGTCTGGTACTGTTAGTGGATATTGTACTGGTATGTATCATCAGAAATATATGGATATTGTAGGAGTACATTCACAGAAAGGAAGTTCGACTACTTATTATTGTGATGAGTTTAATGTAAGTAATGCTGCTAACCGTGTGGTGTGCCGGTCGTACAGCTACTCGATTGCAATTGGCGGTGTCTCGTTCGCGTTTTGCGGCCGCGATTCCTCGTCCACGCATACGAATATCGGCTCGCGTCTCGCCTTCAGGGGTGAAATCGAAGAAGCGGAAAGCGTGACTGCGTTTAAAGCGATAAAAGCGATTTTGGCATAATATGATTTAGAAAGGTGACGTAGTTTTTTACGTCACCTTTTAAAAACGGGCGTAAGCCCGTCGAAATTTTTTATTTTTTTGATTATGAAAAAAGCATTACATTTGCCACGAGGGTGGATTCCTCTGTACCGTGTGGTGTGCCGGTCGAACAACAACTCGAATGCGAATGGCGGTGTCTCGTACGCGAATTGCGGCAACGATTCCTCGTCCACGAATACGAATATCGGCTCGCGTCTCGGAATCAATCAGAAGGAAATAATGGCTTTATGCCAGGAGGATGAGCCTCAACAAAAGCGGTATTTGTACCGGAAAGTTGAAAAAAAACTTGAATGGGTAGAGTTTGGTAGGGATTTTTCCCGAAGAAGTTGGGCCCGGTGATTGAAGGCATGAAGAGAATAGGTAACATCATGAGTGAGGTTGTTGAGTATTCGAACATGTATGAATCTTACAAACAGGTTCTTCGTGGGACAAAAAGGAAACAGTCTCAGTCAGGCCAGCGTATTATACAGGATACGGAAAGAATACTTACGGGATTGTCCGAGTCTCTTGCGGACGGGAGCTTTGAAATATCTGGATACAAAGATATAGATGTTGTTGAAGGTGGAAAACTTCGACATATTCAGGTTTTATCTTTGAGAGAAAGAATAGCTATTAATGCTGTAATGCGTGTTGTTGATAAACACTTGTTACCGCGTTACATAAGGACAACTTCTGCGAGTATCGTTGGAAGAGGTATGCACGACCTGATGAAGTATATCAGGGATGATATACGTAATGATGTGGATGGAACAAGATACTGTCTGAAAATGGACATTCATAAATTTTATGAAAGTATAGACCAGGATGCAATGATGGATTGCGTAAAACGTGTGTTTAAGGATAAGATTCTGATATGCCTTCTCGATAAGTTTGTCCGTATGATGCCTTCAGGTATCAGCATTGGACTTAGAAGCTCGCAATGCCTTGGAAATCTTCTTCTGTCTGTTGTTGTGGATCATTACCTGAAAGATGAGTTAGGGGTGAAATATTATTACAGGTATTGTGATGATATGGTTGTTCTATCTTCAAGTAAGGAATATTTGTGGTCTATTTATAACGTAATAAAGGAAAGGCTTGATGGAATAAATCTTGAGATAAAGGATAATGTCAGAGTTTTCCCGACAGAACAAGGGATAGACTTTATAGGCTATGTTATATTTCCTGACCATGTATTGCTCAGGAAGAGAATAAAGAAAAAGTTTGCAAGAAAAATGCACGAAGTAAAAAGCTCTAAGAGAAGGGATGTGCTTATTGCTTCTTTTTACGGAATGACCAAGCATGCGGATTGTTGTAGATTGTTCAAAAAATTAACAAATAAGGATATGAAAAAATTTAGTGAAATGGGAGTCGTATATACTCCTGCAGATGGAAAGAAACGGTTCCCTGGGCAAACGGTATCTCTTAATAAGTTGACTAATCTTGAGATAGAGGTACATGACTATGAGACGGACATTAAGACATCTGAAGGAGAAGGACGGTATCTTGTGTCTATTAGGATAAAGAAAACCGGAGAATGGAGGAAGTTCTTCACTGCATCGGAGGAAATGAAGGCAATCCTTGACAAAATTTCTGACATGGAGGATGGCTTTCCGTTCGAGACAGTACTGGAACCTGAAACCTTTGACGGAAATAAGGTTAAGTATAAATTTACATAAAATGAAGAGAGTAGAAGGATATTCTGATATTAAGTTACTTGAATGCACAAACCCAGTTAAGAACAAATGGCGTCTAAGATTTGATGTTGTTGCAGGTGAAGATGGGGCATGCTCATACATGGAGGAGGAACTTGACCATAAGCCTGATTCTGAAGAAATACGCTCTATCGTATCTCAGTGGTACAATTCTGAAACAGATAAGAAGATACTTTCAGGATTAGAATATGAAGGTCATACTGTATGGCTGTCGAATGAGAACCAGTTCAACTACAAGGCAGCATATGACATTGCCGTTCAGACTTCCGGACAGAATCTTCCAGTAACTTTCAAGTTAGGTACTGATGAGGAGCCATATTATAAAACATTTGAGAATCTTGAAAGTTTACAGGATTTTTACTTGAAGGCTATGAATCATATACAGGAATCGTTGAAAGAAGGTTGGGAGAAAAAAGATTCGTTCAATGTTGAATTATATATTCAGGATTGAGTTATGTGTTTGTATGTCAGTGATATTTGATTAGTCGTGATTATAGGATTTTTTAAAAAAAAGATATGATATAATATATTCAATATCTTTGTGAAGGCCCTCAGATAATGTATTGTGCATTGTCAGAGGGCCTTTTGTTTTATTAAATCTTATTTTATATGAAGGAATTAGATGATTTGATTAAAAAGGTAGGGAATGACAAGGTATTGCATTTCCTTGGAGGAGGGTGGATTTGCGCAGTTATCACTTTTGTATCAATTCTTCAGGAGGGTGATTTAGACTCATGGGGAAAAATATCATGTGTAATAATTGGCACAACGGTAGTGGCTTTTCTGTCTGTTGTAAAAGAAATTATCATGGATGATAAGGCTGACTGGCTTGATGTTCTTGCGTCTATTGCTGGGTGTGTGACGATTTTTGCTGCTGTTGGAATTGGGATTTTGTTTAGTCAGTTATTAGCATGAAGATTATCAAGAATAATTTTATTCCATTACCTGGATTCTCTGCAATAAATATTTTCGGGGTATTGTTCGTGAGAAAGGATGTGCACATAGACGGAAGGATGATTAACCATGAGAATATTCATACTGCACAGATAAGGGAGATGCTGTATGTGTTCTTCTATATATGGTATATCGTGGAATGGATAGTTCGCCTGTTTATGAAAGGGAATGCCTATCGGAGTATAGGATTTGAGCGTGAGGCCTATGACAACGAAAATGACATGGATTATTCGTCAGTACGAAAGCATTACGCATGGTTTAAATATATGTGTTTAAAATCAAAATGAAATGTATTATGAAGAAAAAAATGATTATGATGGCCATCGTGATTGCCGTGATTGTTGGATTACTTGCCTATTATCAGTATGTGCCTTTTTGGGAGAGTATTGTAAGTATAGGAGCATTCCTCTTCGGTGTGTATTTGGGGTGGTTAGCAAAAGGGTGGTCTGATGGAGCAATTAAGTGAACTTTTTAATGTGATTGGCGGTATAGTAACTACTATCCTGCTTCCATTGTTGGGAGTGTTCATGTTTCACGACCAGAAAAAACGTAAGGAGGAAGCTTCCGCGCGTAAGGCAGAAGCTGAAAATATCACCAGTTATGCTGATGAATGGAAAGAACTTTACGAGAAGAAAGAGAACAAAGTACATGAACTTGATGCAAAGATAGACCAGCTATACGTAGAAAAGAACGAAGATAGACAGCGTATCCGTGAGCTGATGGAGAAGAATGCAGCCCTTGAAGTTGACAAGATTAAGCTGGAATCACGTCGATGTGATGTAAAAGGTTGTGCAAATAGACAGCCGCCAAGTGATTATTAAGGAGGATAAGAAATGAATAAGATTGATGCTATTGTAGTTCATTGCTCAGCCACACGTGCCGGGCAGGACATAGGTAAAAAAGAGATTAATCAGATGCACGTGGCTCGTGGATTCCAGTGTATCGGGTACAACTACGTTATCCGGCTGGATGGTACGGTAGAGGTTGGCCGCAGTCTGACTATAGACGGTGCTCACTGCAACTCGAAAGGTTTTTCAGGAATAAGCTATAACAAGCACAGCATTGGTATCTGCTATGTAGGTGGACTGGATGCACACGGTAAAGCAGCTGATACCAGAACACCGGCACAGAAGAAAGCTCTGCGAGAACTTATTGCCAAGTTGGTTAAGGAGTATGATATTAAAGAGGTGCTCGGCCATCGTGATACCAGTCCCGACCTGGACGGTGATGGTATCGTGGAACCTTGCGAATGGACGAAAATGTGTCCTTGTTTCGATGCTAAAGAAGAATATTCAGATTTGCTTGCAGCGTGATAGTAAAATTGTGAAACTTGAGAGCGTTCTTTGACTTGTTGGAACACCGTTTTATTTGCTTAGTAGAAAAAAAGTTATCAATTTATTTGCAGATAGTAGAAAAATAGTTATCTTTGCATCATCCACATAGCAGTAATGCTATTTCGTTAAATAATAAATAGTTTTTTTATGAAGGTAAAAAAAGTAAAGTCCGTGAAGGATTTATTAGAAGCGAATGGGTGGAAATATTCAAGAACCAAAGGTGACCATGCTATATACCGGAAGGAAGGTGCTCCTCGCTCCATCCCAATTCCTGGTAAAGATAATGATGAGGTTGCCATTGGGACACTGATGAGCATCTTACGACAGGCTGGTTTAAAAGAGTCTGATTTCGATAAGATTTGACACCCGATTAGGACAGCAGGATGAAGATTAGCACATCCTGCTTGTCTAATAGGTGTATAAAGGCTTACTTACTTATTTGAAACTATATATAAAAGCGAAACTTCTACACACATTGAATTATGAAAGCTTTGACTGTTATCATTGAGAAAACTGAAAACAATTATTCAGCTTATCTCGCAGAGGTCGATGGTATTGTCGCTACTGGGCACAATATTGATGAAATCAAAGCAAACATTGTTAATGCTATTACTGCATTACTTGAAGATTGCCAAGAGTATGGAGATGAAATTCCTGAAGAGCTTAAGGGAGACTATTCATTGACCTTTAAAATGGATGTAAAATCATTTCTTGAATTTTACACAGGGATTTTTACAAAATCTGGACTTGAACGCTTAACAGGTATTAATCAAAAACAATTATGGCATTATGCTTCTGGTAGTCGTAACCCAAGACCAGAGCAAGTTATTAAAATCGAAACAGCGCTTCACAAATTAGGTGAAGAATTAATATCTATAAATTTATAGGTGGCTGTCCTAATCGCTTCTAAAATTTATATAAGGCGGTGTTCCAAGCAGGTTCACCGCTTTTTTTATGCCTAATTTTATGAAATACTTACCATATCTTTTAATAGCTGTACTAGCTTTCGGATTAGGCTGGTGCAGCCGTTCGCCAACTGAAGGCAATATCGGGAAGTCTGATACTGTTACGTCAGTTCATATAGTTACAAAGGTCGATGTGGATACGATGTACATTCTTTCTCCGCTGCCTTATCTTGCATGGATTGATAACTCAGACACCATTCATGCGAGCGATACCTGCTGTCATTTGCGTGAATATAAGGAGTACCAGGATAGCAACTACTACGCAAAGGTCAGCGGTGTAGCACCACGTCTTGATGAAATCCGGGTGTATCCACGAACCATCTACCAGACTGAATACATTTACCGTGACATAACGCAAAAGCCCAAACGTTGGGGTATTGGTTTGTCTGCCGGATATGGTGTAGGAAAGAATGGACTTACTCCGGTATTGGCTGTAACGGTCAATTATAATTTATGGCAATTCTGATATACAATATTTTCCCATAATTATATACAACTTTTCTCGAAAATTATATACATCTTTGCAGTGTAGAGAGGTTTGTTTTTATTGCAAGCCGAAGCCCCGACCAGATTAATATCCGGAAGGGGCTTCTTTATGACCAGCCTCAACAACACTAATAATCAACTTCACTGGCTGGTTCTATTTGTGTGTTACTATGTTATCTGATAAAAGTTCGGGAATAGGCATAAAAAAAGTGAGGGGAACCACCCCCTCACTAAAAGTCAAACCAAAATCAGGGCCACTGCCCTTCATTATGGTATTGCAAATATACGAATTATTTTTTATGAACAAAAAAATCCCCGCATCGGCTTAGTGCGGGGACATGTCAAACAAAGTCACTTAATTAAATTTAAGCGAAGCCGAAGTATTTTTTATTGTATTGCTTATGTCTTCCAGTGCATTCAGGAATGTTTGAAATTCATTCTGTGTGAACTTTGCAGGCTTTCCATTTACAGTATATCCATTTATTCGCTGGTACAGCCAGTTCCGGCTTTTTCCAAAGTATTTCTTTGCTATGTAGCTGAATGAGATTATATCAGGAAGTTCCCCCAGCTTATCCTTTAGTATAGTTTCTTCTGCCCTGGTAATAAAATCCTCGCAAGCCTCAACTGTAGCTTGAAGTCCGGCTTTGGAATCTGCAATGTACTTGTTCTTTTCTTCTTCACTCATTGAGGATAGTTTCACCTTCATTTCCTTTTGGAAGGCAAGTTTTTCCTCAGCAGTCTTTAGCTCTTTGAACTTCTCAAATGCAGCCTGCATGTCTGCGTTAGGAAGGTATTTATCCATATTATCCATCATAAATCTATTTTTAATGCCCTCCCAGTAGGGAGGGCTGTTTTTTTACTCTTTTTCCAACATCTTTCGGATTTCGTTCATCCGATCAAGAATATCATTAACCATCTTTTCGTATTCTGATTTATCAAGAACTCCGTAGGTTGAATGAAATTCGATTAGCAGTTTGAGATTCTTGTACTCTTCTTCTAGCTTTTTCCTTTCTTCATTTTCCATGTTGTTTTAATTAAGTGAATAACTCTTTGTTTGACACTACAAAGATAATAAGCGTTTGCATATTATCAAAATATTTCGGTGTTTTTTTACGTCAGATTATCAAGAATTTCTCTGATTGCCTTGTCTGCATGTTTCTTCATAATGGATACATAGTTGAATATCGGCCGGCTGTCTTTCATTGATTGTCCGATGCAATATTCGAGCGTGGACAATGGAATACCTAAGTCGAATCCGTGTTGAACGAAAGACTTACGGGCTGAATACAGGGTAAAATAATGCTTAATTCCGCCAATTTCTGCCAGTTTCTTAATCTTTCTTGCAAGAACATTGTAGCAGCTTACATAGCTTGAATAACGGCCGAAAATGAGTTTTCCTGATTTCTTGTCCATGTATCGTTGTATGATTGGCTTTGCCTCATCAGGAATAGAGAAGTTCACCGCATTGTCTCCCTCTTTAGTGTGCCTGGTCTTTTTTCGGACATAGTATATTTCATCTGTATTCCGGAAGTCGTATTCCAGCATATCAACAAGATTCATTCCGGCAAGATAATAAGTCAGCATGAAAATGTCACGTACTACTGAAAGGCTGTGTGTGTCCAGTCTGGCATCACGTATTTTCTTAAGCTGCTCTACTGTTATGTACGTGTCCCTTTTCTTTGCTGACGGAACTTTAGCCGTCACGAATGGGTCCACGTCGAATGATACATATCTCATTTTCACTGCATAGTTGATGATTACTTTCAGAAGAGTAATGTATATCTTAATACTTGTCTGGGAGAGTTTGTCTTTCTGAAGGCTCATTAAGTAGTTGTTGATCCGAATTGGAGTGATGTGTTCCATCAGAGTATCATTACCGGCGAAGTCCATGTACCTGTTGGCTGCAAGTCTGTACAGCTTGTAGGTCTTTCCTCTGTCATCCTTGTCAATCTGTGATAGATATTCGTCTGCTATATCAGAGAATGTCCTGTGCTTTTCTCCGGAGATTGGTGATTTGATTATCTTGATAAGCTGGCTGCATGTAAGGCTGTCTGCAAAAGGAATGTTTGACGCTCTTTCTTCATACGCTGACAGCAGCTTCATGAGGTGTATGTTCAGCCTTTCCTTGTCTGGTCTTTTGACGATCCTTCCGTTGCTTATTTCTTTCTCTGAGTCTATCGTTACATCAGTCGGGATGTATCTTGTTTGCCGGCAATGTGTAACTGCTATCCTTACAGTGTGTTTATTGTTTTTTAAGATTAAATTCGGGACAATTGTTAAAAAAAATGTTGCCATACTGGTTTATATTTTAAACTGGAATAAAAGTGGAATGAAATACGCCCAAAAGTGAGGTTTTTTCTATCATTCACACGTTACAAATTAGATTGTGAAAAGTTCGGTATGTATTCCTAACTGTTTGAAAACCAGCAATAAAAAAGATACTCCCGCTGAACACTTTCAGCAGGAGTATCACAACACAAAAACTAAACTAGACTTAACTAAACTATTCTAAAAGAAGTTTCACAACTTCCGTTTTATTATGTACGTCACAAATATAGGGTTTAGATTGATTGTCTCCAAAGAAAAACAGTAAAAAAAACGATTGTTTCAAAAAAAAAGGTTGAAAATACAACAAAAACTCAAATAGTATGTTTGTTAACATAATTTTGGAGCTCTTGTTTGTAGCTGTCCGATATAGGGATGTAGTCCTTTCCAAAAACAATCCTTCCTTTTTCTATGATTTTTATTTTTTGTTTTTGCACAATGAAAGACCGGTGGATACGGATAAACCGGTTAGCCGGTAGTTTGTCTTCCATCATTTTCATGCTGACCAGTGAAAGGATGGGGCGTGGATTATCTTCCAGATGTATCTTGATGTAGTCTTTCAATCCTTCAATGTAAAGAATCTTATCCAGTTCAATTTGAATCAGCTTATAGTCACTTTTCACATAGATATACTTCAAGTCATCTGACGATTGTATGTCGGCTGGTGATGTTTCGGCCTTTTGAAGCAGTTCAAACCATTGCACCGCTTTGTTGACAGCAGTCATAAAATCTGTATAGCTGATAGGTTTGAGTAAGTAGTCAAGGGCATTTACCTTATATCCGTCTAATGCATATTGTCCGAAAGCAGTGGTAAATATGATACGCGTATTCCCTGGGACGATTTTGGAAAATTCCAGTCCGTTTAATTCCGGCATCTGAATATCCAGGAAAATAAGATCTACGGGATGCTCGGTCAGTAGCTCCATAGCCTGAATGGCACTGGAGTATGCACCACACAGCTCGAGCGATGGCGTTTTCTTTACATAACTTTCCAGCAGGCCGAGTGCCAGAGGTTCATCATCGACAATAGCGCATTTTATTA